GCCGAGGACGATGTTCCAGTACGCCTCGGTGTCGATGGTGTCGACGTCGACACCATCGACACCGAGGCGTACTGGAACATCGTCCTCGGCCTGGATGTTCTCGGCGACTAGCCACATGGTGTGACAATCGGGCCGGTGTGTCGTACGCTCAGGCCGCAAGCCACGACGACACACCGGCTCGAAGCCCGCCAGATCAACCGACCGACGCACCGAACCCACACTTTGCCCTCCTACCCTCCCCACCCCCACCACTTCAAGGAGCATGTATGACAGTCCCCGCACCGGCATTCGTGGCGCCGACACCGGCCGCCCTCGACGCGAAGCGGAACCCTCTCGGCGTCGGCACGGCCCAGCCGCGCCTGACCGTCGAGCTGCCCACCGGCCCGGTCGTCATCACCGTTGAGGAAGTCACCCCGGAGACCGCTGACCACTGGCTAAAGATGTACAACACCCGGAACCGGACCCTGTACGCCGACCGGGCCGAGGCGCTCAGCCGCGACATGCTGCTCGGCAACTTCGTCTTCAACGGCGACACCGTGCGGTTCAGCATCCACGCCACCGGCGACCACAAGGGCGAGGTGTACCTGTCCGACGGGCAGCACCGCCTCGACGCCATCCGCAAGTCCAAGACCGCCCAGTTGTGCATCGTGGTCCGGGGCCTCCCCGACGACGCGCAGGAGACCATCGACACCGGGAAGTCCCGGTCGTTCGGTGACACGCTGCGCCTGGAGGGCTGGTCGAACGAGAACCACATCGCGGCTGTCACCCGTGCGCTGCTGCTGTGGGAGCGCGACATCATCGTCGGACTCAACTCCGGCGGTACCGCCGTCGGTCTCACCACGAAGCCGGAACTGCGCGCCTACCTGACGGAGCACGCCGAGGAGATCCGCGCATCGATGAAGGTCGTGTACGCCGCGACCGGCGTCGGGCTGAAGTTCGCGGCGCCGTCCTCACGCCTGGCCATGGCGTGGGCGCTGTGCGCCCGCAAGGACCCGGAGGCGGCCGACCTGTTCATCATCGAGAACGTGGTGCAGGGCAAGCGGCTTGACGACGGTCACCCGGCGAAGGCGCTCCGCGACCGGCTGCTGCGCACCGACGTGTACCGGCCGAAGCCCGCCGAGGCGTTCCTGCTGACCCTGCACGCGTGGAACATTTGGCGGGACAACCGCCAGGTGACCCGGCTGCAGCCGCCGCGGGAGTGGCCGGTTCCGTCGGAGTTCACGATCCGCTAGCCACCACCCGAAAAACCCCGAGGCCCCCGGCGCACCCTCCCGCGCCGGGGGCCTCGGCCTTGCCCCCGCCACACACGCAAGGAGGACACGATGACCGGCTCACGCGCCGGGAAGCGCTACATCTGGACCGCCGACGACTACGAGCAGCTTGAACGCCTCAACAGCTACCGCCTGCCGTCCCACGTTATCGGTGAACTCATGAACCCACCGGCCTCCGGTGCCGCGGTCCTCGACGCGGCCCGCCGGGCCGGGTATTCGATCCGCGGCGGGCGGGGCCGCCCGTCGAAGCTGGAGGCGGTGCGGATCGCCACCGTGCGGGCCGAGCTGCTCGGCGGCCGAGCCGTGCGGGAGGCCCGCGCCGAGGTCCGCGCCCGGCTCGTCGAGGTCGCCGCCCAGCACGGCTACGACGTCGACATCCGCGCCCTCCGGCGGGCGCTGTGACCACCCAGGGCCGCGCCGCGAACCTGCGCCGCCTGCGCGGCACCCGGCCCCTTCCGCCCGGCGTCGTCGACGACCCGACCCCGATGCGAGACGAGTACGTGTGCCCCGCCTGCCACCGGGATGTCCGGGAGACCCGCAATGGCACCCTCGCCCGGCACAACGTCGACGAACACGGCACCATGGTTGCCTCGGTGTGGCTGCGGCCCGGCGACCGGTGCCCCGGCAGCGGCCTCGTCGTCGGCTTCTACGAGCCGAAGACGAAGCCGACATACGGCGAACCCGGCTGGCTCGATGCCCACTTCGGCCGCCCCCGTTCCGGCAGCCGCCCCGGCAACAACGTGATGACGTTGCGCGCCGAACTCGAAACCGGCGCCCTGTGCTCCAACCTCATCGGCTATTGGCCGCTCGCCTACGGGCCGCCGCCGGAAGAGCTGCTGGAACGGCGCTGAAACGAAAAAGCACCGCCCCCGGCCGGAAGTGCCGGGGGCGGTGTGGTTCCTGCAAGGGCCAGCCTACGCGGCCGCGGGGATCGGGTCGATGTCGTCGATGTCGGCGATCGACTTCCAGGCCTTGCCGGTCCACTTCTCGAACCGGACCGTCGAGAACGTGCCGAAGCCCTGCGACCGGCTGGAGCCCAGACCGTTCATTTCGCACCGGACCATGACCTTGCCCCAGAAGTCCTTGTCGGCAGCCTCGAAGTCGACGTCGCAGTGCACCTCGAACTCGACGATGGCCTCGTCGAGGTGCTCCTCCAGCTTGATCCCGGCGCCGCGCCACGTGTGCACGAAGCTCTGCTGGACCCGGGACGGGTCGGTGACGCCGAGCAGCACCTGCTCGTCGGGGACGAACATGTGTTCGACGAGGTAGGCCTGGATGCCCTTGCGGGTCTCGCCCCAGCCCTTGCCCTTGACGCCCATGTTGGCCGCACCGGCGCCGAGGGCGATGTTCGTGCCTTCCTTGAGCATCGCCTTGATCTGGCGGCCCTCGATGTACAGCTCGCCGAAGGTGGCCGCCGCCTCCTCGGGCGTGAACACGCGGTGTTCGGGGCGGTTGTCCCGGTTGAGGACCTCGACGCCGACCGTCGACGCCTGCTGCTGCACGAGCCGGGCCATCGGCGTGTCGAAGTTGCGCTTGAAACCGGACAGGTTCCGGTCCCGGGCGACCTCCTCGGCGGCGACCTTCGCGGTCACGCCGCGGGCCCGCATTGTCTCCTCGACAGCAGCCTGGATCTGTTCGTCGGTCGGCAGGCCCATCTTCGTGCGGATCCAGCCCTCGGCGACCTTCTCGTTGGTCGGGGTGCCGCCGACGAGGTGCCCGACGTGCAGCCGCACCCGGTAGCGGTGGCTGTACACCTTCTGCTTGAGCTTCGCGAACACCGACCGTGGCAGCACCGCGGGGGGCACCTGCACCGGGATGAGCGGGGCCGGGGCGGTCTTTTTGGGGGCCGCAGCCTTGACGGCGGCGACCTTGGCGGGGGACGTCATACGCTTCACACTCCGTGATGGGGGTTGTGGTGGCGCGGCCGATGGCCGCGTGATGCAGGGTGCCCCGCCGGGGTGACCCGTGTCAACACGGAACATAGATGATGATCACTGCTCGAGAAATTCGGACATTCTACGAAACTCGCCCCGAATACCGGACAGACCACCAGGGTCCGCGGTTGCATATACTGGCGCTTCCCTGCCACACTCCGGGGGGCGATCCGACCATACGTGCCGAAGCCGCATATCGACGACAGTCCATTACGCACCCATTGCCGTCCCGACGAACCCCACCCTTTCTTTCCCAGCGACGATGTGTGCCGCAGCCACCCAGGCCGACGACTCATGCCTCATCGGACCAGCCCGACAAACCTGAACCCGGCCGATCTGCACCGACACCCGCCCCCACCACCGGAAGGACTTCCGCGTGCCGAACGTCCCGATCCTCCGCTCCGCCCCGCAGCTCCAGGGCGGCCAGGAGTACGCCATCCTGCTCAGCACCGCCGACGGCGAAGAGCACATCATGTGCGTCGTGTTCAACACGCCGACGAACGACGACGGCAGCGTCAACCTCGACATGCTGAAGAACTTCAAGCCCGAGGTCCACTTCGCCGCGATCATCCGGCTCGACATCGCGTTCGCGCAGCGCCTGCCGATCCAGCCGCCGCCGAAGTGGGAGCCGCACCTGTCGTTCGAGGTCGAGGGTGGCACGCACGTCATGCCCGCCCAGGTGGTCAGCTTCCGGTACCTCGGGCCGGTCGACTCCAGGGACGCCGCCGCCGAGGTTCTCCGGGTCCGTCAGACCCTGGCGGGCGGCAAGACCGGTATCGTGCGCTACGGCTACGGCCCGCTCCAGACCGTGGAATCCCAGCCCGCCTGACCAGCCACATCGACCACACAGGCCGTGACGACCCCGACTTCCCCTGCCGAAACACCCCACCACAAAGGAGACGACATGCCACACCTCAACCATCCCTCCCAGGACGACATGGCACGCCCCACCCCCGCCATTCCGCGCGACACCGAGCAGCTTCCCCAGTACGACGACGAACAGACCGTGACCGCCAGCGCCGTCCTGGCGCTGGTGCGTCAGCTCGCGCCGGGCCGCTGGCCCGCCGGGGCCGCGCTTGACCAGACCTCCCAGCAGATGGTGCTCGACGTGCTCGCCGCGCTCCAGATGGTCGGCAACGCCACGCTGGTCAAAAACGAGACGTACCGGGCGATGCGCCGCGACGGGCAGGAGATCGAGCGGCTCGCCGCCGGGCTTTCCCGCAACGGCCTGACAGCCTTCCTCGTCGAGCACGACGGCAATCCCGTTTCTACGGCCCTGACCGTCATCGAGCAGGCCCGCCGGGTCGCGCTCGACGCCTTCGCCGATCGCGGCGACGACGAGGAGCCCCCGGCCGCGGACCTCCCGTCGCGGCCCGTCGACCGCGACCGGAACGTGGAGCTGCTCCGTGACTGACATCGACCGGCTCATCGACACCGCCGCCGCGCTGGCCCTGGAAGCCGCCGACATCCACCGGCAGCTTCCCGGCGCGATGAGTGCCAGCGGCAGCATCCGGGCGGCAGCGGAACTGTCCGGCCGCCAGCAGTCGGCCCTGGCCGTTGCCGGTGTCCTTGCGTCCGTCGCCGAGGCGGCCCTGGCCGCGAAGGCCTTCGACGCGGGCACGCTCGACGGTGGCAACCCCCTTGCCGGGCTCGGCGACGACGAGGACGCCGAAGACGCCGTCGACGGGGGCGAGAAGCGCCCCGCCAACCCGCACCCGCTGCAGGCCCGATTCCGGGCCGAACTCGTCGGCGAACAGATCGTCAGGTTCCCCGGGCGTTCCCTGCTGTTCATCCCGCCCGAAGGCTGGATCGACGTGACCGGCGCCCCGAAGGTCGCCGACGACGACGGCTTTGAGTTTTACCTGCTGACCGGCCGGGCCATGTCCGTCTACAACGGCACGGTCCTGTGCCACGTCGACCAGACCGGCGCCGTGGCCGTGCTCCCCGAGACCCTGATCACCCTGGAGGCGGACGAATGATCAACAAGGTGGTGGCGGCCCTGCTCGCCGGGGCCGCCGCCCTCACCCTCGGGGCTGCGAGCTACACCGCCCCGGTGCGACTGGCCGCGCCCACACCCATCACCGTCCTCGGCATCGGCGACAGCATCACCGCCGGATACGGCCCCGGCAGCAACGGCGCCGGATACCGCACCCGGCTCCGCGCCGAACTGGCCCACGCCCGCCGGACCGCCGTGTACGTCGGCAGCGTCGTCGACACCCTCGGCAACCACCACGAGGGCCACAGCGGCTGGCCCGCGGACCGGATGACGCCGTACGCGGCCGCCTGGGTCCAGGCCACCGCACCCCAGGTGGTGCTGCTCATGGCCGGAACCAACGACATCAACAACGGCGACACCCCGGAGCAGGCGGCCGAGGACCTGCAGCTGCTGGTCATGCAGACCCGGCTGTACTTGCCCGCGGGCAGCGTCCTGGTCCTGGCGAAGATCCCCCTGATCCCCGGCAAGGAAGCCGCGGTGCAGGACTTCAACGCCCGCGTGGTCAGCATCGCCGCCCGGTTCCGGCTGCCCCTGGCGGACATGCAGGCCGCGGTGCCGCCGCCGCTGCTCGGCGACACCCTGCACCCGTCGCAGGCCGGATATGACGCGATGGCCGCCGCCTGGTTCGCGGTTATGCAGCAGCCTGTGGCGACCCCGCGGCCGACGGCCACCTGATCATGATCATGGGGAAGGCGGCGTTCGAGGCGGCCCTGCAGCACATGATCAGGGCCGCCCGGCACGGCGAAGAGGGCGTCGGCATCCTGTCGGGCCCCCTCGACGCGCCGGTGCGCCTCGGCGCTGGATATCTGGCGAACGTCACCGTCGACGAGTGGTCGCCGCTGACGAACGTCGCCGACTTCAAGCGCTACCGCTACGAGGTCGACCCGCAGGAGCTGCTCGACGCGTACAACGAGCTGGAGGGCCTCGGTTACCGGCCGTATGTGATGGTGCATTCGCACCTGGCCGGGGGTGCGGCGCCGAGCATCACGGACCGGCGGTATGCGACAGACCCCGGCCTGCTGCACATGGTGGTGGACCTGGAGCCGCAGCGGCCGCATGCGGTGCTGTGGCGGATCACCCCGGAGGACGTTACGAAGGTCCACTACCAGGTCGCTGACCTGCGGAAACAAGAAAATCCGGCAACGGACTTGACACGCGGCGTGACAGAAGGCTAGTGTTCTTCTTGCAAGGCGGACGGCAATGGCGGGACCAGCACCGCAAGGTGTGGGGTCCGGGCTTCCGCCGAGCGGCACGGCAACGCCGGGAGGTGCACCCCCGGCGGGCGGATTGGCAACTCTGGTGATGCACCTGGCTCTGGGGCGCGGCGTAACAGCCAGCCCCATCCGGGGAGGCCGGTTCAATTCCGGCACCCGCTGCGCAAGACCTCCTCGGAGGTGGACCCCCTGGGGGTCCGGGCGAGGCAGTATCGGGGTTACACCCGCGAGCGGCGCCCGGCCCCCGGTGTGGGGATGTCGCTTTGATAACTACATCGCAACACCACGGAGCGGAGTAGAGGAGCGGTCATCCTCGCGGGCCTCATAAGCCCGGCATGCGCTGGTTCGAATCCAGCCTCCGCTACGGCAACATCCACCACGAGACGGGAGCACCTTATGGCGAAGAACCGCGGCGAGACCGGCCACAGTTCCGGCAAGGCCGAGGGCGGTTCCAGCGGGGGCCGCATCCGCGCTGACCGCGGCGTCGACAACAAGGCCGAGGGGGCCAGGGCGGACCGTATCGCCCGCGACTCCTTCGGCGCCGGAAGTCGTGGCGCCACCACCAACCCGCCGCCCGGCAAGAACCGGTAACACCTCGCCCCCGTCGTAACCGGGGACGATGCACCACCGCACAGAGGCCGACAGAGGCACGTACCCCTACGGTCCCGCGCTGATGTGCACCGTTTAGAGGCCGGGGTGGCTGAAAACGATGTCACCCCGGTTGTGCCCCGCTGACGCAACTGGCAGCGTGCCCGACTTTTAATCGGGAAGTTCCGGGTTCAAGTCCCGGGCGGGGTACGGGTGAGATAGCTCAATGGAGAGAGCGGGGCATCTTGGCCCTGGCGCCCCGAAAGGGGAAGGGTGAAACGCGTCAAGCTCGCACGGCCCGCGTGGTGGGCCGAGCCGAAACGCAAAGTAGCCGATGGTGGGTTCGAATCCCATGTCATCCACGCTTCAGGATTTGACGATCCACCCGTCGACGGAGTGGGGTTGTGCCGCGTCAACGGCGCCCTGCAAGGCGGGAAACGAAGATGACGTCCGGTAGAGCCACGGCGAGCCGCCCGGCCCCTTTTGGCGGGCGTGACAGGGGTTCAATTCCCCTGACGGACGCGAAAGGAGGTCAGCATGCTGCTGACACTGCTCGGTGCGCTGGCGCTGCTGGCCTACCCGATGATGATCCTGGCCGACGCCCTCGGCCACGGCCTGCCCGACGCGAACGCCCTGCGCAGCCGGGTCGTTCCCGCGGCCAAGGGTATGACCGGCGACGGCGTGCCGTGGGTGGCCGGGAAGTAGACGTTCAACCGCGCGACTGACCCTCCGGACAGGAGGGTGGGGCATCTCCCGGCTGGTCCCGTCCGGGCGCGCACACGGGACATTGGATCACTACCTCAATGGCAGAGGAACCGGCTCTTAACCGGTCAGTTCAGGGTTCGAGTCCCTGGTGATCCTCGATCCGCGGCGTTACCGGCCGCGGTCCGTTGCGGAGCCGCACGTAGTCGGCTGCCCAAATGCGCAGTGTACGACCGGCGGGACCTGCCCTGATCGGACCCGGACACTGCGAGACATTGCCCAGCCTGCCGACAGGGGCGGCTGGGTGACCATCCGGCGGGTTACGCCGGGGGAGCGGGACGTGATCCGGGCGTACGACCGGATGGGCGCAGGGGATCACACCTCACCCGCTTGCGGTGCAGGATCTGCTGGCCGGGTACGCCTCGGCAGTTCGGCCCCGCACAAGCCGCCCGGTCCGGACCGGGCGGCGCCTAGGAGGATAGCTCAGCGGCCAGAGCACCCGTCTCCAAAGCGGGTAGCCGGGGTTCGAATCCCCGTCCTCCTGCGGTACGGATCGTCCTAGCGGGTGGCGACCTAGCTGGGCTCCCGTGCAACCCGGCCACTGCGTGCCTCGCCAGCAATGCGCAGCCCGGGAAGCCCCTGACGCCGACGAGGGTCAGGCACCGCCTACAAAGCGGGGAGGTCGGTTCGATTCCGGCCAGGGGCACGGTACCGGCCCGGTGGCCACCGGGTACGGGCAAGTCAGCATCGACCGGTTGGACTCCGGACAAAGAGACCCCGTGGCGGTGGCCACCAAGACGGGGTGACGGTGCAAATCCGCTGCGGCGCAGCGATGCTGGCGAAAGGGGTTCCCGGCCGACTGCCGTCGGCACCATCAGTACAGCGGGCCGGGGCCCCGCAATGCGCGGTACGCCGATGACGGCAGTCGGCAGGGCCCATTCGGCCCGGGGGTGGTGCGCGCCGCTCCGTACGCGGGTTCGACTCCCGCCCGTGCAGCTCCACCATTGCAAGGAGGATCATGGAAGCACTGAAGATCATCGGCGGCCTGCTGGCCGGGGTGGTGTTCGCGACCCTGCTGGCCGCCCACCACGCCAAGCGGAAGCTGCCCGAGGGCGAGACCCGCAACAGCATCCGGAGCGTCATGGAGTCCGCCTGGTGGATTCCGATTCTGGCCATCCCCGTGGTGTCGGCGGCGCTGCTCATCGCCGGGAAATCGGGGTGGCTGTGAAGCGCAAGGCGATCAACGGCGACGAGCAGGACGTGACCACCGGCTGGCGGCGGCTGCTCACCCGCTACCAGCGGCCGGGCGCCACCTCGAAGGTGAAGCGCGGCATCCGGCGCCGGGAGCGGCGCGAAGGCCGCCAGGAGGCCCGCGAACAGGCGTGACAGATCTACGGTACGACCGCAGAAAACGCTGAACCCCTTCAAGATTTGTCGTGCCGTTTCAGGGAGACGCCCACCGGGTATCCGGTGGGCGTTTCTCTTTGGCCAGAGACGATCATGAAGGAGGCCCCAGTGGCCGACACCGGCAAGGGCCGCGAGTACGCGGCCAACGAGCAGGCCGACCCGGCCCACGCGCTGCAGGCCCCGACGGCCAACAGCCTGGACCTGGCCTTCGGCCCGGCCCTGTTCGAGCAGTGGACGAAGCACGTCACCGCCCACGTCCAGCTCCCCGACGCCGACAACGACGGTGAGGTCGAGGCTGCGCCGGTGGCGGTCCCGATCCTGGAGTACGGCGAGGGCCCCAACGACTACATCGCGACCGACATCGACGCCGGTCAGGTCGTTGTCCGCGACGGCAACGACAAGACCGGCCGGGCCTGGAAGTACCCGCTGCAGTCGTTCTACCGCTTCCTCGCCGCCAGCCAGGGCAAGGAACTGGAGGGCGACGACGAGGAGGCCGCAGGCCCCGGGATGTACGAGGGCGCGATCAAGCAGAACGCCCGCACCAACGCGCTGCGCGCCGCGGAGCGCGAAGCGTCCGCCGAGGCCACCAAGGACGGCCAGTCGGCGACGGCGACCAGCGTTCGCGCGGCCGCCGACGCCAAGCTCGCCGAGCAGGCCAGCAAGGACGACACCCGCGACACCCGCAACACCGGCCGGAAGTAGTTCGTGACCACGCCCAGGGCGGCCCTCGTGGCCGCCCTGACGCGTCCCCGGAACTGGGCGCGCGTCCACCTGGTGCTGACCGCGGCCTGGATGCTGGCGATTATGCCGACGCTGCTCTGGTGGCGCGACTCGGTGCTCTGGGTGGCCATGATGAGCCTCTGGGCGAACATCGCCAGCCACTTCGCCGCCTGGCAGGCCAGCCGGGCCGAGATGCGTCTTGACCCCGACGACCCGCTATGATGGCCAGCGAGCGTGACCGAAGGGTCCCCGTTTCCCATACATCCCGCGTCGCTGCTCACCACTAGATCACATGTTCGAAGCCCGCTAACCTTCAAGGTGGCGGGCTTCTGCGTGATGCGGGCCCACCAGCCGCGACGGCAGCACGGAAGGGTCCGAGATGGGCGACGCACCAGACTACGACGACGGCCAGGCCCTCGAAGGCGAGATCGTCGTCCGGCGGCACTACCCGGGCGCCGGATACTCGCACAGCGACGGCTGGACCGGCCCCCGCATTCAGGACGACGACCACGAGGACGGCCGCGGCCGGACCCGCGGCCATAAGCGATTCGGCCCCCGGTCCTACGACGAATCCCTGGTCAAAGAGGTCATCGCCTACACCGTCAGCCACCCGCACGCGCCGCTGCGCGAAATCGGCGAACGCTTCGGCCTGTCCATCGAGACCGTCCGCCGGTGGACTCGCGAAGACGTCGACAAGCGCTCCGGCGTCGTCAACACCCCCGTACTGCGCGCCGAGGCCGCGATCGAGCTGGAAGCGGCCGCCGCCGAGGCGTGGAAGCAGTACGACAAGGTGAAGGCCAGTTTCCGGGCGACCCGGACCGCCCTGGAGGCGCTGCGCACCGTCGAGTCGCTCGTCGGCGCCCGCTCGAAACTGATGGGCCTCAACATGCCCGTCAAGGTCGACGTGCAGCTGACGCAGCTCACCCAGGAGGAGATGGAGCTACAGGAGATGGTCAACGAGGCCGCCGCCCGCGCTGCCGCCTCCGAGGCCGACATCATCGCCACCGCCAGCGACGACCCGGAGCTGTAGGCCGTGACCACCCTCGCCGGTGGCGCCACCGTCGCCGACGGCCCCACGACCGCCATCCCGCCGGACGAGGCCGTCACACCCGAGCGGCGCCGCCAGCGGGCCCTGGCGATGGCCGCCCTGGCGGGCGTCACCATCGACCCGTACAGCCCCGACGCCAACCCGGAAACGTTCGACCTCGACTTGTACCTGTCGCAGTTCGATCCGCGGCTGCTCGGCTCCGCCGAGGGCCGCCGGGTGCTGACGAAGTACGACCCGATGCTGTTCGCGCTCACCTACATGCGCAAACACCTCAAAAACAACGAAGGTGACATCTCCTTCGCCGACGCCCACTTCCTGTGGGTCCGGGCCGCCCGGCGGTGGATCGGCCCGTCCCGCGGCCAGCGTGAAGACCGGAAAGCATTCGTCGCGCCCCGGTCGTGCGGGAAGTCCACCTGGTGGTTTTTGATTTTGCCGATGTGGGCGGGGGCGCACGGCCATGCGAAGTTCGCGGCGGCGTTCGCCGACTCGGGCTCGATGGCGGAGCTGCACCTGTCGACGTTCAAGGCCGAGCACGCCGACAATGTGCTGCTCCGCAACGACTACCCGGGCCTGTGCAACCCGGCCCGGCGGCACACCGGCCGGACCGTCGCCGACAATCAAAATATGCTGCACTCGCGCAGCGGCTTCACGTTCGTGGCGAAAGGTATCGACTCGACGTCGCTGGGCATGAAGATGGGTGCCGAGCGGCCCGACCTGCTGATCTTCGACGACTGCGAGCCGCCGGAGGCGACGTATTCGCCGTTCCAGCGGGAGAAGCGGCTCAGCACCATCGAAAACGCCATTCTGCCACTCAACGAATTGGCGCGCGTCGTTCTCGTCGGCACGGTTACAATGCCGGGCAGCATCGTGCATGAGCTGGTCCGGCACTCCAAGGGTGAGGACGTCGAACCGTGGGTCGACGAGCAGAAGATCAAGACGTATCACACGAGGGCGATCGTGACCCGGCGCGACGGCACCCGGCGCAGTGTGTGGCCCGCGAAATGGTCCCTGGAATACCTCGAATCGATCGAGCACACCCGCTCGTACAAATTGAACTACGACAATGACCCGAAGGGTCGTGAAGGCAAATACTGGGGTGCCGATGACTTCATGTACGGCACTCCGGCGAACATTACCAAATGGTTCATTTTCCTCGACCCGCCGGTAACCATGAAAACCCGATCGGATGACTGCGGTATCGCCGTGGTCGGATATGCCCCGGCGGTCGCGAACGCATCGAAGGTTACCGCGGCGGAACTGGCGCTCTGGAAGCGCGAGGAACTGACCGATGGCGTCGACGGCAAGGGCCGGATCCGGTTCGGCCGCCTGACCAGGCGTGAGGCCCGGGAGGCCCTCGACAAGGGCACGGCGACCAGGCTGTCCCGGGTGCACATTGAGATGGCGCAGGGCGTGAAACTGACCGGCAAGCGGCTGCGCGATCACGTGCTGACGGTGCTACAGGACTATCCGCAGGTCAAGGCCCTGGTGATCGAGAACAACCAGGGCGGTGACCTGTGGACCGAGGTGTTCGACAACTTCCCCATCCGGGTGATCACCTATGGCACCTCGGAGGGCAAGGAGGTCAAGTTCGCCCGCGCCCTCGACCTGCAACAACGCAACCGGGTGACGTTCTCCAGGGTCATTCCGGCACTTGAAGATCAAATGCTGGCGTGGCCGCTCGTTCCCCATGACGACATCGTGGACGCCGCCATGTCGCCGGTGGTCCGGCTGCTCACGCCGAAGATCGCGCGCAAGGACGGCACGCTGCAGCCCCGGTAACTTGACACGGGGTGTGACGATAGTGCAGGGTTGTGAAGTCGGCCGGGCCGTTGAAGAGCCGAGTAACCAGCGCAATGGCGCCCGGCCGACCCCAAAGCCCGCCGGGGCCCAAAAGCCAGGGAAGCCCTGAAGCCTTCCGCCCCGGCGTCCCACCATCGAAAGGAGTGCCCGTGTCCGACGACATGCCCGACCTGCGCACCTACATCGACCAGGCCGTGAGCGCCGGTCTCACCGACGTCGCCGACATCGCCGTCAAGGTCCGCCAGTCCGCCCCGGCCGAGGTGCTGGAGGCGCATATGCTGTCGTTCCTGCGCGCCGCAGTCCGTACCTACTTCAGCAAAAACCGCACCGTGAATCCGTACATCCACGGCCGGAGCGCGCAGGCGAAGCTCGCCGCGCAGGGAACGCGCCGTGCGGTGGCTGCGCCGGTGAGCGCGAAACGGGCCAGGATGCGCGACATGTTCGCCGCCGAGCGTGAGCGGTTCCTGCGGGACACGATCTGGACCGGTGAGCACCGGCTGCGCCTCGGCGACGCCACCGCCGCCGACCTGATCGCGGCGGCGGCGTTCGCCCGCGGCCAGGCCGCCCGGAACATGGCTGTCGCCGCCCGGTATGACGAGATCGCCGAGGTGCTGCGCCAGCACGGCGCGGACACGGTAGAACATCTGCCGGAGGCTGTGCTCAAGCAGCTGATGGATCGGGCCTAGACCAGGTGGCGGCGTGGCCAAAGAGATTGCGAGACCCGATCGGCAACCGCCGCGCCGCCACCCCCCGCACTGCGCAGCCCCGGGCCGTTCTGTCCGCGATACCCGGGGAAGATCCGCCCGGGGCTGCGCTCCCAGATTTGCCGCCCGGCCGCTGATGCCGACCGTACCCGTGATGCTGCCGCCGGGCGGCGCGAACTCCCCGCCGGAGCCGATAGTGGCGTGATGCCCGTAGTGGTGCCGCCCCGGTGGGGGCGCAACTCCTGCACCTTCGCCGCAACGAAGCCCGTTGAACGTCCGTGCAGGACCGCCTGCTCAGGGCCGCTACCGTATCGATGCCGTCATGCGAGCGCCCTGGGCGGGCCACAAATCTACAGACGACCGGCAGAGCCTCGGGGTTTTCGATGCCCGTGCCCTCAACGCCCTGCCGGTTCAGCTCCCTGCCCGGGGCCGAGTGACTGTCGGTGACCGAGTCCGATGCGCCCCGGGCGGGGCTCAACTCCAGACCCAGCGGGGCCGACAGTCGACCGTTACCCGAAATGCCCGCGCCCTGCTGACCAGCTCCCCGCCCGGGGCCGATGGACCACCGTCACCCAAAATTGCGGCGCCCCGGGCGGGGCCCACCACCACAGGAGACCCAATGCACCGCGATCTGCTCGACCCGACCGCCGTCCAACTGGCCGCCGACGTGCTCGACGACCTCGAACGCGTCCGCATGGCCAACGCCGCCCGCTACGGCGCCCTGACCGGCTTCACCCCCGACGGCAAGCCGTGGAAGCCGGATAAGGACGAGGTGGTGCGGTCGGCGGGCATGGCCCCCGACCACCCGGCCGCCGTCCGCTTCCTGTCGATCTTCGACGCCCTCAAGACCATCGAGGCCGATGCGGTGAAAGGCTTGGAGAAGGCCATGGCTGCGCACCCGATGGGGGCGTGGGTGAAGGCGCAGCGCGGACTCGGCATGAAACAGGCTGGCAGGCTGCTGGCCGCGATCGGTGACCCGTACTGGAGATTCGACACCGACGCGCCGCGCACGGTGAGCGCGCTCTGGGCCTACTCGGGGCTGCACGTCGCCGATGGCAAGGCCGTGAAGCGGCAGAAGGGCGTGAAGTCCAACTGGTCGACCAATGCCAAGACAAGGGCGTACCTCTGCGCCGAGTCCTGCCTGAAGCAGTTGGACAGGGCGTGCAAGGGCGGCGGCGAAACTCAAGCGGATGAAGCGAGCACTTCGGCCGCCGCCCCGCCTCAGCATACCGACGACTGCCGGTGCTCGCCGTTCCGGGTTGCCTATGACCGCCGCCGCGCGGCCACCGCGCCGGAGCTGCGCGACGCGGCCGGGCTGGAGGCGTGGACCCTCGGCCACCGGCACACCGACGCCATGCGCTATGCGTCGAAAGAGATTTTGAAGGCATTCTGGATCGAGGCCCGGCGCCTGCACGTGCTTGCCGACCCGGACCTGCTGGAAAACCCGCCGCTCCTCCCGTAGACCACCGGCCGGGGCCATCGAGCGAACGAGATCCCATGACCGACCGCCCCGGCCGGTCCTGAACTGCCCGCCGTCGCCGGAGTTTCCGTGAAACCCCAGGGTGAGCCGCGGCGGCGGGCCCCAAAACTGCTGGCCGGGGCCGAGCCAGAAGCGAAACCCATCAGACATCTGCCCCGGCCAGCGACATTGAGTTGTCACACCATGTGACAGTGTGATAGGGTGAAGCCTCACCCACCACGAAGGAGGCCCACATGGGCAACAAGGGCGATCACCGCCGGGGCGGCGGCAACCGCGACGGATACGGCCGGGGCAGCCGCCCGGCGCACAAGAGGAGCGGGAGCAGCGGCGGCGGCATCTGTGGCCTCATCGTGTTCGGTGCCCTCGGCACCCTCCTCGCCGCCGGATACGGGGCGATCGAGGCTGTCCGGGCGGTCCTGTAGTGCGGCGCGCGTGGCCGATCGGGCTGGCCGCGGTCCTGGTTCCGTTCCTGCTGGCCTGCCCCGCCGAGCCGCCCGTAGCCGAAGGGCCCCGGGACTTCCCGCCGCCGGTCGACGGCGGCCAGCCCGGCCCGCAGAACCCGAATAAGGCGCCAACGTGCCCCGACATTGAGTTCACGGACCCGAACCAGCGCTGTTTCATCCTGCAGACGTTCGTTGAGTCTCGGTTTGGTCCTTACGACGTGTACCTCAGCATCACCGGCGGCAAATACGACGGCGGGGTCTATCCGCCGCACATCCCGGTCGCCGCGGGCGGCTGGAAGCACAGCGTCTCCTACCCGGCCAAGAACAAACTGACCATCAGCCTGCACTTCGAGCTGGAAAAGGCGGGCAGCAAAGACGGGTACTGCTCGATCACCGACGGCAACAACCCGCCGGTCATCGACCACGTGCACTCGTCCAGTCCCGGCGGTGGCCCGCCGTACATCGCGGCCTGCCAGACGACCACCGCGCAGTAACGCACCACCCCAGGAACCCCGGCCACCGGCCGGGGTTCCGTCTGTTTGCACCCATGGCGAACGTTGACACCCGGCAAGGATCGACACACGGCGTGACAAACGGGGTTACTATGAGGTAACCAACCACCAAGGAGCCTCAATGATCAAGCTGTACCGGGTGTTCGCGCCCCTCGCGGTCGCCGCCGCGTTGCTCGCCCCCACCGTCCCCGCCCACGCCGACGACCTCAACGCCGGATGCGGCACCTACACTGCAACGGTGGAACCGCAGCCCGGTGACAAGGTCACCATGCGCCCGCCGATGGACAGCCCGTACCGGGCCACCGGTACCGTCGTCAGCGTCGACGATGACGCGTTCCTCACCGTCGACCGTGACGTCGCCGAGGACATCACCACCCGGCACGAATACGTGCGGTTCTGTGACACCGAGGAGGCCGGGGTGGCATCCGAATTCGGCTACTGGGCCGCCTGGCCGCTCGTCGGCTGACCTGGGGCGGTACGTTTCCCCAGTTCGTACGGTTGTACTAAGTGATCTCCCGCCGTAGCATATGGGCGTCCATAACGTCCAGCCCGGCGGGAGTTTTTCATGGCGGCACCGGCCAGGCCCCGGACGAACACCCCGGCGCACACCTTTCCGACCGCGGGCGCCGGGCGTGGGTCGGACTTCGCCAACGACCCGTTCATCCGCCGCCTTGCCAGCCCGGCCAGCGCCGAACGTGACCGGCTTGCCCGCCGCGACATCATCGAAGGCCTCGCCGTGCTGCAGGAGCAGCGGACCCGGGCCGACATCGCCGACGAGTACTACGACGGCGAAGTCGGCATGGTCTACGCCTCCCAGCAGGTGCGGAAGCTGCTGCTGAAGCAGGGCGTCGCCGAAGACGACGTCCAGGACTTCAACTACGCCCGGATCCCCGTCGACGAGATCGCCAACCGGCTGCAGATCGCCGCGGTCAAGGTCGCCCCCGTCACCGACGAGGACGAGCCGACCGACGACGAGGACGACGACGAGGCCTCCGCCGACGAAGAGGCCCTGCAGCGCGCTGAGGCGGCCGTCAAGCTCATCCGGCACAACAACCGCCTGGACGTGTACGAGAAGGCCCTGCACAAGACCGTCTCGAAGCACGGTGAGGCGTTCCTGCTCCTGTGGCCCGTCGAAGACGACGCGGGCAAGGTCGTCAGCGTCGACTTCCGGGTCAACACCGCCCACAACGTCGCCTTCATGTACGACCCCGAAGACCCGCTGCGCGTGGCCTACGTGATCAAGTCGTGGGAGACCCCGAGCGACTTCGGCGAAGACGGCCTGACCGCGCAGGGCCGGAAGCTCGTCTACCGGGCGAACCTCTACTACCCGGGGCCGCTGCAGATCGACCCGAAAGGCCAGATCACCCAAGGTGAGGGCCGCGTCGAACGCTGGGTGACGGAGCCCGGCGACCCGCCGACCCTGCCCGGCTCGTGGCACCGGCTCACCGAGGCCCGGGACATCGCCGACATGGCCGAGGTGGCCGCCGACGAATTCTCCGACCCCGACGAGCTGGAGGAAGGCCTCGACGACGAGGCCGAAGAGGCATTCCCGCCCCGGTCTGGCGCCTACGACCAGGCGGCCGTCGACAAGATCGTCGGCGACGACACGATCGTCGCGAAGTGGGGCTTGACCTGGTTCCACTTCCGCAACGACGTGCCGTGCGGCCAGCCCGAACACGTCGGTGCCTACGGCCCGCAGACGCTGATCAACAAGCTGATCTGGTCGTACGCCGGGGTCATCGAGTACCAGGGCTTCCCGCAGCGGTACGTCATGGTCGATCCGAAGATCGACGATCCGTTGTACAACGACCTCGACCCCGACCACCCGGAGGACGAGGACGACGACCCGGAAGGCGAAGGTGGCACGTCCGGGCTGAAGTCCGACCCGGGCAGCGTGTGGCGCATGTTCGGCAAGTCCACCGGCCAGTACTCCGCGGCCGACCCGGACACGTTCATGAAGCCCCTCGACCGGTTCATCAAGTCGATGGCCGAGCTGACCGGGCAGCCGCTGTACGCGTTCACGAAGAACACCACGGACATGCCGTCGGGTGAGGCGGCCCGGGAGATGAACGCCGGGCGGAACTCGATCATCGAGGACCGGCAGAGCCGCTACGACCCGGAGTGGCAGGACGCCTACGAGCTGGCGTTGCGCATGCTCGGCATCGACGGTGTGGCCGTCGACGTCCGGTGGAAGCCCGCGGCGCCGATCAACGACCTCAACGGCCTCCAGGTCCTCAAGGCGAAAGCCGAACTGGGCGTGCCCAGTGAGGTGCTGCTCAACGAGGCCGGATACCCCGACGACCAGATCGACGCGTGGCTGAAAGAACACGACGGCCTGACCCTGGAGCAGCGGATCACGCTGCTCAGCGAGGTCGGCACCGCCGTGCAGGCCCTGGCCTCGGGCGTTACCGCCGGGATTGTCAGCGACAACCAGATGCAGGCGTTCATCAGCCGCATCATCGGCAACCTCGCCGACGGCACCGCCGAGGCGGAGCCGGACGCCGATCCGCTGCCCGCGCCGACGTTCCGGGACCCGCCGCCGGTGCTTCCCCCGGGCGGCATGGGCGGGCCGGGGGCGCCGGGCGCGGCACCGAAGAAGGTGACGTCCCGCCCGGCGAAGACCGCGGGCAAGGCGGCACCGGCGAAGGCGCAGCCGAAGAAGGCGGCGGCCGCGCCGAAGAAGGCCGTGAAGGCGGCACCACCGGCGAAGCCGTCGGCGGCCGGATCCAGCACGCAGGGAGGTAAGGCGTGACCTGGGACGAAGGCAAACACCGGCGTGACACGCATGGCCGGTTCACTGACACGGCCATTGCCCGATGGGCCGAGCACATGGACGCGTTCGCGGAGCGTTCGGGACGTTCCGGCACGCTCGACTCCGATCGCGTCCAGGGCCTCAAGCGCAGCAACAGCTTTCACCCCGAGGGTCACGCCGAGGCGGCCGCCGAGCATCGGCGGCTGTGGCGCATCCCGTTGCCCCCGGAGCAGGGCGGCCAGGGCCGGGACCGGACCGACGAGGAACACGACGAGGCCGTGCGTCTCGATCAGGCGTTCGAGATGTACCGGGAGACGATCGGCCTGCGCCGCAACCCCGGTGACATGGGGGCGCAGTACACGTTCGTCGACAAGGACCGCCGGATCTTCAACAGCTACGGCGAGCGGATGAACGGCAAATACACGCACCAGTGGGCCGCCTCGATGCAGCACAAAGATGATGTGGTGTCCAAGCGCCGGGGTGAGATGCGGGGGCGGCCGGAGCTGAGCGACGCGCGTTATGTAACGCAGCGGTACCCGGATACTGCGACGGCACGTACCCGCGAGGGTGATTTCGGGTACGGCGCCCGCGCGGACTCCCGGGCCTCCGATGAGGGGCGGGCGCAGGTGTTCGTTGCCAGGATGCGGCGCGAGCATGCCCGGACCCGGCAGGAAACGGCCCGGCAGCAGCTGCGCCGGACACCGCGGGGAACGCAGGTCGACAGCTGGATGCAGCAGGTCAGTGCGCAGATCGCGCAGACGCGAGGGGGACGGTAGGCGTGGCCCGCACGAAGAGGATCTTCCGCGAGTGGCAGCACCCGCGGGCCAGCAACGGCCGGTTCGCCCGGAAGGGCTCCCCCGAGTGGGTGCGGGCGGCGGCGGAGAAGTTCCGCAACGCCGACGACGGCCTGAAGGCGGGCACGTCGGCACCCGGCCACCCGGGTCGCCCGCGGATCGCCCGGGGCGCGAAGGCGGAGGCCGCGCTGGCTACGCACGCGCCGCAGCGGCGCACGAACCTCGCCCCGCACCAGCCTGTCGAGGGTCCGGCCCGGCGCCCGGCGTCCACGACCCGTGGCAAGACGCCGCGCAGCGCCAAGGAGACCGCGGCGACGCGCGAGCGCGCCATGACGGCGCTGCAGGGTGAGGATCCGCGTGACCTGAAGGCCGACAGTGATGCCCGCGCCGGGACGGCACAGCTCAACGCCGAGGCCCGGGACCAGTACCTGAAGCTCTCCGACCGCCTGAAGGGACTCGACCCGGACGGCGCCCAGGCAAAGATGATCAAGCGCCGGATGGCCAGCCTGAAGGCGGACGCCGAGTCGCACGGCGGCAACGTCTCCGAGTCGCACCGTGGCGTCGGCGTGCCGCGGCCCCCGCGGGATGAGTACGAGCGTGGCGCCCAGGGTGCCCACGGCAGCTCGATGACCGGCCGGGAGGTGTGGGGGCAGCTGCTCGGCGGCCCGCAGAAGTCGCCCCTGGCCACGCGGAAGCTGTCGAAGGAGGACCAGGAGCGCGACCGGCTGGCGATGCAGGCGAAGACGGCGGCGGCGACCGGTGCGGCGACGAAGCGTGCCAACCCGTTCGACGACCCGGCGTTCGCGGAGTCGCGGGCGCTGGCGAACCGCCCCCTGGCCGAGACGAACTTCGCTGAGGAAGCCGAGCCCCAGCCGGTTGACACGCCGCGTGTCAGCGGTAAGGGTAGCGGGGTGTCCACCACCACGAGGGGTCGCCCGTCGGCCGAGACGAAGCGTGCTGCCATGACGCCGAAGCTGAGCGACGAGCAGCGCGCCAACTACGACAAGCTGCTGGGCAGCGGCCCCGGTGAAGGCCTGGTCAAGAACGCGACGGCCCGTAAGGTCGTCGAGCAGATGGAACAGCACGGCTGGCAGATCGCCGATCAGAGCCCGATGCATCGGTTGATCACCTTCAAATCGCCGGACGGCCGGTACATCCAGACGCAGTTCTTGACCGATCCCGATGGCAAGAAGCCGCGCTTTTCGGCCGGGCAGGGGGCGCGGTCCGTCGATATGACCATGAAGACCGCCCTGGCCAAGGTGGTGACGCCTCATCACGATGAGGTGGGCGGCCCGAACGTGCACACGGCGATGCAGGATCTGGGCCTGCCGATGCTCAACGCTGGTGGCTGGAATGAGCCCCCCCTGGTTTCCCGGGACTCGACGTTCAAGCCGCTGGACCAGGCGGCCCGCGACACGTCCACGCCGGGCGGGTTCGGCACGCCGAAGAAGACGCACGCCGAGGCGGCTGCCGACCTGCGCAAGGCTGCCGCGACCAACCGGAGGCTGGCCGACGACCGCCAGCAGTACAACGACAACCTGATGGGCGGCCCCGGCAAGGGCTACGACACCGATGGTCGCCAGGCGAAGCTGCGGCAGCGTGCCGACCAGTTTGAGGCGGTCGCGAACCGGTTGGAGGAGCAGGCCCGGGAGCGCCAGGCGTACGAGGCTGAGCGCGACCGGCGGGCGGCCCTGCCGCTCGACATCCGGCCAACCCCGCGCAGCGGCAAGAAGGCCCCGGCGAAGAAGGCTGCGCCGAAGCCTGCCCTGCAGCAGACGCCCGACCCGAACCCGGCCGACCTGGCGACGAAGGCCGACCTGCTTACCGACGCCCCCCGGCGCCTCCACAAGGGCGGCAACCTGGAAGACGACCGGCCGTCCGAGTCGGAGATCGAGCAGCGCTATGCGAAAGCCGACGCCGCCATCAAGGCCCGGAAGGCCCGCGAGGCCCTCGGCCTCGACGGCCCCGAATCCGGCACCATGGCCAACATCCGGGCCAACACCTTCAACGCCACCCCCGACAAGGGCGGTGCCGCGAACTACCGCGGCATGAACCGCACCACCCTCAACATCCTCGCCGGGCAGAAGCAGATCCCGCTCCGGGAGCGGCGCGGCAAGTCCAACGACGAGCTCGCCGCCCTCCTGGAGGCCAAGGACGCCGAACTGTCGGCCGCGAAGGCCAAGAAGCTCAACCCGGCCGGGGTCGGTGAGCCGTCGAGCCAGCACCAGCAGCACACCCCGCCGCGTAACCGGCAGCTGGACCTTGACAATCTGCCCGCCGACCGGGGCACGAAGAAGCTCGGCTGGACGCCGCGGGACCGCGACGGCCAGGGCGGCCGCCTCATGACCAGCGGCAAGCGCGTCGGCTCCCAGGCCGACCGCTACGACCGGCACAAGAACCTGACCCGGGAGCAGTTCGACGCCCTGCCGGAGACCCGGCAGCGCACTGTGCTGGACGAGCTGCGTCAGGTCGCCAACTCCGGTGAGACCAAGAACCGGACGATCGCCAGTAACCGCAGCGGCTTCCATGGCGCCACCATCCGGGGTCAGGTCGACGCCGACCACGTGGCCGGGGCGAAGGCCAAGCTGCGCGAACTCACCTACACGGCGCCGCCGCCGATCGACAACTCCATCGAGGGCCGGGCCGCCCGGCTCAAGGCGGGCGACCGCTACGCCGCCGACGGCACGATCGACGAACTCAACCAGATCGCCCGCGCGGCCGGTCTGGCAGGCTTCCCGGCGTCGTGGAAGCGCCAGAAGGGCGTCGACTACCTGCGCAACCAGGCGATCGCCGGTGACCGCATGAAGGCCGCCCGGGAAGGCCACCTGGCCGCCGCCCTGCGGGACGCCACCCCGACGGAGGCCCTGGCCGTCATGGAGGCCCGCGACGCCGAGCACGGCGTGACCCTGGGCGACATGAGCACCGCGGCCAAGGTGCTGGGCGTCAAGCTGCCCGCCGGGACCAAGTCGCAGCGGATGCACGGCCTGGCGAAGGCCATCGGGGACCGGGCGAAGTCGGCGCCGGACACCAAATACACCAACCTCACCGACGCCCAGGTGCGCAACGGCATCCAGATGCGCGGCACCGAGTCGCCGGAGGGCAAGGCGCTGCTGGCGGAGGCGAAGCGGAGGGGGATCGACCTCCCAAAAGGTGACGCCGCCCGGGAGGCGGCGGCCCAGCGTGCCCACAACGCGATCCTGAACGTGGACCTGGACCGCACCGCCAAACCCAGCGACACGCCCCGGCCGGGTGAGCTGGAGCGCCTCAACGAGCCGACGCTGCGCAACATCGCCAAGTCGGCGCCGGGGTCGCCGCTGTCCAACGCGGCTACTGCAGAGCTGCGCAAACGCGGACTTGACACACCGCGTGACAACTCGCAGAATGGTGGGGCAAGCAACTCCCCCACCACGGAGGCGAACATGACCGCGAAGGCCAAGTCGACCGGCGAGCCGCAGCTGGGCGTTACCGAGTCGAGCCGGGGTCGCACCACCACGGTTACCCTGCCCGACGGCACCACCGCGCAGCGCACCTCGAAGACGATGGCGTACACACACGCCGTGGTCGTCACCGAGGACCACCGGGGCCAGGCCCGCGACCTGCGCGCCTCGGCCACCGAAAGCGACCGCTTCGCTGACGCGTTGCAGGCCTGGGTCGACGCCGGATCCGACTTCTCCAAGCTGGAGAAGCACCGCACCGCCAACCGCAGCGACAACGATAAGCGGAACGGAGCATCGCCGTTCGAGTACTACTTGCCCGGGTTCGGGCCGGTGCAGCGCACCGCCCGCCGTAGTCGATACGGCGGGGGCGGCACCTACCTCAGTGACGAAGGTCAGTACGGCATCCCGGACCCGAAGGACACCATCCGCTACGACTATGCGTATGGCGACGGCGATAAGGTCGGAGAGACCAGGTTCGATCGCTACGGTCCGGCATACATGGTCAAAAACCATCGCGACATGGCAGCTCGCCAGCGTAAGCAGGCTGACAATCTGGACGCCGGACCGGCCGAGTCGCACCACGTGTCCCGCTGGTCGCAGTCGTTGCAGGGCGCTCTGGGTGGCCAGAACGAGGCTGCCCAGGTTCGCAACCGGCGTACTCAGATCGTGACCGTCGGGGGCATCGCGAAGGCCCCGGAGAAGCCCGCCAGGGTCGTGCCGACCGCCGAGGAGAAGGAGGCGGCCGCCCAGGCCAAGAAGGACGCCGAAGCGGCCCGCCGGGTCGCCGACCGGGAGGCCTTCTTCAAGCGGGTCGTCGGCAACGTCGAGCGCGACCTGGCCGAAGGTCAGGACGCGGAGGCCAATCTCAGCTACACCGACGCCGGGCTGAAGCAGCTTGCGAAGGATCTCGGGGTGAAGGTGCCCCGGCCGTACGACAAGGCGGAGACGAAGCGGCTCATCGTCGAGGCGGTCCGGGAGCGTCCGGGAAAAGCGGCGAAGACCGCCCCGGCGGCCGAAAAGAAGCCCGGGTGGCAGATCCTCGCCGAGTCGACCGGCAGCAACCCGGCCCCGGCGGCTCCCGCCGCCCCGGTGTCGGCCCGGCAGCGGGCGTGGGAGCGCGGTCAGGCGGAGCTTGCCCGCCGCGCCATCGAGGGCCCCGACCGGGACCGGGACACCCGCACCGGGGCGGAGCGACTCGCCGCGCAGGACGCCATCCAGGCCAGCAACCGGGCCCTCGACCGCGAGTTCCCGCGGCCGCCCCGTACGCCGGAGGTCAAGCCGGACCTCAGCAACCCGGCGGTCGCCCGCGCACAGCGGCTCCTCGACCAGGTCAAGACCGGCAAGACGATCTACTTCAGGGCCGGAGACGAGTGGATGATCATCGGCCCAGCGGGGGACGTTCAGCCCGGCCAGCGGCTCACCGTTCACAAGGCCGACGGCTCGACCACCGAGGTCATCGTCGGCGACGTGAAGGACGACCGCACCGTGCAGGGCACGGCCACCCGGACGGCGACGTTCCGGAACGCGCCGCCGCGGGAGAGCGCCCCGGCGCCCGCCCCGGCCCGCCCCCAGGCGGCCCCATTGCGCCCGGCCGGGCCGGTCGACGAGGCGTCGCTGCGCGAGCGGTACTCCCGGGCGGCCGATCGGGTCGCCGGGCTCGACGGCGACAACCTGAACGGCCCGCGGGAGAGCGCCGCACGGCGTGAACTCGCGGAGGCCCGCCAGGCCCTGCTCGACGCCGGTCTGCCGCTGCAGTCGGCGGCGGCCCCGCGACGGTTTGGCTCCCGGCCCGCGCAGGCTCCGCGCACCGAGGCGTTCAACCCGCGCACGGCCACCGGCGGCAATCTGCCGCCACGTCGCGAGGGCGAGACCGACGGCATGTATCAAGTCCGGGTCGCCCCGAACGACGACGCGGCCGAGCGGCTGCTGAACGGCTACACCCTCGCCGGACTCAAGGCGATGGCCCGGGACGCAGGCATCCCCGGCGCGGCCAGCATGTCGAAGACCGCCCTGGTGCAGGCCCTGATGGGCCCGCGCCGCCGCTACTGGGACTCGATCGCCCTCAGCGACCAACGTTAGTTGACACACCGTGTGACAAGTTGCTAATCTGGGGTCTCCACCACGAAGGAGGCCTCAGATGCTGCAGACCACCACCGACGAGCAGACCGCCCCGATCGAGGTCCCCGAGTTCGTCACCTACACCGGCTCGTTCGTTGAGCACACCCGCGACCACCGGGCCACCCGCGAGATCGAGCACACCTGGGAGATCCGCGGCTACGTCTTCCGCACCGTCGAGAACGGCACCGCCGTCTACCACCCGTGCGGCCGCTGTGGCGGCTGGGGCCAGTTCAGCTACAACCAGCTCGACGGCACCATGTGCTACGGCTGCTACGGCAACGGCCTCGGCGCCCTGATCCCCAAGGGCTGGGACGAGGCGCACCGCCTCGTCAAGGGCCGTGAGGCCCGCCAGCGCGCCGCGGAGCGCAAGCTGATGCGCGAGCTGCACCAGCAGGCCATTGCCTGGGACGCCTGGCGTGACGCCGTCCCCGGCCGCCTCGGCCTCATCGCCGCCCTGCTGGCCCAGCCGAAGGACGAGTACAGCGACGACTACGGCCGGGGCTTCCTCGGCGACATGGCCCGCAACGTGCGAGGCTGCAAGCCCCTCACCGAGAAGCAGGAGGAGGCCGCGATGCGCACCCTGGGCGATCGGGCCGCCCGCATCGAGGCCAAGCGGGCCGCCGGGCACTGGGGCACCGTCGGCCAACGTGCCGAGGTCGACGTGACCGTCCGCAACGTCAAGGGCTTCGAGGGCGACTATGGCATGCGCTACCTGGTCACGATGGAGACCGCCGACGGCCAGGCCTTGAAGACCTGGGCGTCCGGCGGCTTCGGTCACGCCGCGCGAGTCCGGTTCTACGAGGCGGGCAACGAGCCGTTCACCGCCCGGATCAAGGGCACCGTCAAGAAGCACGACGAGTACCAGGGCATCCCGCAGACTGAACTGTCCCGCGTTACGTTCGTCAACTGAGGAGAGATCATGCCTGACCTGGGATACGGCGACCTGTTCCTGATGCGCGAGCGTGAGCGCACCCGGGTCTGCATGCAAAACCACCGCAGCCACTGGCGGGTCACCGTCCGGCGGGGCAACTACTCCGCCTTCAGCGGTGGCCGGTTCACCCCGTCGGCGTACTCGGAGGTGCAGTGCACCCGGTGCGATCGGAGGTGGCGGACGAAAGCCGCCTACGTCGACACCCTCCGCGACTGGGGGTAGCCAACCGAAGCCCCGGCCCCGGCCGGGGCTTTTCGCTTCCCAGCCACTCCCGTTCGTACATGCGTTCGCGTACGCTGATCAACGACGTGATGTCCGCCCGTGACGGGCACGAATCGGAGGCGGTCGCGATGACCACACTGGACCTGACGCGCCCCATGGCGCCCCTGCACTTCGCCAACCCGTTCGCCCCGGTCGGCTACACCACCGGAGGCCAGCCCGTCTACCCGGCCCAGGGCGGCCGCGGAGGCGGCGGCGTCGACTTCAGCGTCCGCGACGACGACGACAGCCCCGACTTCGACGACGACCGCGACGATGATGACGACGATGACGACGAGGACGAGGAAGTTCCTGCCTCGATGCGCGGCCGCCGCCCGGCCCGCGCGAAGGCGGACGACGACGAAGACGACGAGGACGACCCCGACGACGAGGGCGCCGAAGAGGACGGCTGGACCCCGCCGACCCGCGAATCGTGGGACCGCGTCCAGAGTGCCCTGAAGCGTGCCAACAATGAGGCCGGGAAGCGCCGCCGCGTCGGCAAGACCATGGACAAGCTCGGCATCGACGACCTTGCCACGTGGCTGACACAGCGCGGCATCGACCCCGAGAACGGCCAGCCGTTCGGCGACGACGTGGTCAGCCCCGACGACCAGGACGGCGACGGCTACGGCCCCGACGGCGACTACGAGCGCGAGCCGGAGCAGCCGCAGCCCGTCGACCAGCGCAAGCGCGACCGGGAGATCGCCCGGCAGGTCCTTGCAGCCGAGCAGCGCGGCCGCCGCGCCGAACGGGACGTGGTGCTGCCGATCCTCGCCGAGCAGGCCGCCCGGCTGGCCCTTGCCGACGCCGGGTTCACCGGCACCGCCAGCCAGATGCAGCGGGCGCTCCGCACCCTCGACCACGACGCCATCGAGCTGGACATGGACGACTCCGGCTTCGAGCTGCTCGGCATCGAGGAGGAGATCGAGCGGTTGAAAGAGGACTTCCCGACGTTCTTCGAGCCGCGCCGCACAAGCCGCGCCCGGGAGCGCGAGACCCGCAGCAACAACGACCGCGCCGCGACGACGCCGCGCCGGTCCGGGGTCCGCGGCGGCGCCCGCGCCGCCGACGGCGGGGACCGCGGCCGCCAGGCCCGCGCGCCGAAGGGCTGGGCGGAGCAGATGGTGGAGCGGATGCGCCTGCAGTAGAATCGGGCCACGACATCCCAGTAAGCTCTGACCAGGATCGACCTCCCAGGTCTCCCGAAAAGCCCCCGGCTGCCTCTTACGCAACGGGGGCTTTTCCATGCCTGGCCACATGTGGTATTGGCCCTTTGAAACGCTTGTGCTAACGTTCTGGATCAGGTAAGGCAAACACCTGGACAAAGCCCGTGACGGGCCTCCAGCTGCGCCACCTTCGCTCGCGACGAGCATCGACCCCCATCGGTGCGCGTGGCGAAGGAGTCCACTCAATGACGCGCAGTCTTACCAACTCCCGCGTTCAGTGGGAGGTCACCACCGACCGCGACGAGGCCGTTTCCGGCAAGGTCGTCGGCTCTACCCGCGGCGGGCAGCCTGTCTACGTTGCCGCCGGTGGCGCCAACATGAACATCACCACGTGGATCCCGATCGAGTACGACTCGGCCGTGGTCCAGCGGGTGCTCGTTGAGTCCGTCGCGGAGAGCCAGTTCCGCCGGGTGGCGATGTCCAGCAAGACGAAGTCGATCCCGCGTTCCGCGGGCATCACCGTCTCCGCGGGCACCACCTACGTCTCCGACACCAGCACCAACGACGACGTCACCCTCACGGCCCGGCGCTTCATCGCCCGCGTGACGGTTGACGAGGATGACCTGGCCGACGCCAACGGCCGCCTCGACGTCCTCGGCACGAAGGCCCTCGACTGGGCCATCTCGTACGCCGACGTCTTCGACAACGCCTGCCTGGCCGTCACCGGCACCGAAAACGGCACCACCGTGCCGTTCACCTCGGTCTACAAGACGGTCCGCACCACCGATTCGAACTCCAGCTACGTCGCCGACGTGAACTACACCACGTGGGACGACGACTTGATCAGCGTCCCCACCACCCCGGCGGGTACGTCGCTGTACGAGAAGCTCTCGTACGTGTTCAAGCTGGTGGAGACCGGCAAGTACTGGAACAACCCGGACATGATCGTCATCGCCGCCCCGGGCTGGCGCGACGCGCTGCGTATGTGCGTCGACGCCCAGGGCCGCCCGATCTTCCAGCCGGGCACCGGCGGCCGCGGAGCGACCTCCGGCCTGCCGGGCAACGGCACCCCGGACCTGCTCTTCGAGACCCCGATCTACTGGTCGCGTGGCTGCAAGACCTCCGCGGTCAACTCGGGCTCCCCGAGCGGCAACGACCTGCTGATCTACGCGAACAAGCGCAACCTGGCGCGTGGCGACCGGTCCGGCCCGGAGACGCTGACCGACGACGCGCGCGCCCAGGACGATACGGATGACTACGCGATGAAATTCCGGACAAGGCGGGCATTTAAGGTCACGCACCCGGCCGCGGTCGCCGTGCTGGAGCGCATCACCGACTAACCCGGGCCGTCGGGGCCCATGCGGGGGATAGGAGACCGGCGGCGGGCAACTGCCGCCGGTTTTCGCGTACCGGGAGTGAGGGGGTGGGCGCTGTGACGGCCGTGGTCACCAACATCGAGATCCGCACCTACTCGACGTTCACCCTGCGCATCCAGTGCGTCGAGGTCGACCCGACCGGCAACACCGACCAGGTGGAGATCCGGGACCTCACCGGCTGGACCGGCGCGATGCAGGTCCGGGCCACCGAGGACGCCACGGACATCCTCGCCACTGCCGTGGTCGACGTCGATGCCGCCAACGGCGTCGTCACCGCCACCATCGACGCCGACACGACCGCCGGGTACGCGTGGCGGTCCGGCGTCTACGACCTGGTCATCACCGACGGCGACGAGGTGGAGCCGCTGGCTTCCGGCGTGGCCCGCTGTACGAGAGGGGTCACCCGGTAATGCAGACCAACATCAACCGCATGGAAGACCGCACCGGCGAAACCCGCGAGGAGTGGCTGGCCCGGATGCGGTCCGTGGGCGTCATCTCCCGGCGGACCGGCAACGTCGTCCGCGAAGGGCGCCGAGCCGACGGCGTGCGCATCAAAGCCACCACGGACGAACTCGGCAACACCGTCACCGAGCACGCCGTCAAAGGCGAACGCCAGGACGTCCTGCTCCGGCCGCAGACCGTGAAGCTCAAGATCGGAGCGCACCAGTGACCTATCCGGGCTCGGAGCGGCCCACCTTCGCAGACCGGCTGGCGGATCCGCTCTCGCACTTCCCGTACAAGGAGACGAAGGCCCGCCGGGCCGCCGGAGACGACGACGCCGCCCAGGCGGAGGTTGGCGCCACCGCGGCCTACGTCGCCGCGCAGCAGGCCCTGTTCGAGGACCCGACGCCGGAGCGTCGTGCCGATGAGCGGGCGGCCGCCGACGAGCTGCAGCGCTGGCGCCGCCTGCGCCGCACCGAACGCGACGCGCTCGCCCTCGTCGCCGCGCTGGAGCAGGCCCTCGCGGCCGCCGAAGAGGACGACGAGGTGCCCGACGAGGCCTTCGAGGCGATGCAGGCCAACCTTGAGCGCGCCCAGGCGGCCGCCGAAGAGGCCGCCGGACAGCTGGCCGTTGCCCTGGCCGACCACGCAGGACAGGAGGCGTAACGATGGCTGTCTCCGTGTCCGGCCTGTACGTAGCCAACATGATCGACGTGTTCGACGCCACCCAGCTGGCCATCGACCTGTCGCTGACCACGCACAAGATCGCGCTGCTGAGCAACGCGGCCACCCCCAACTTCTCGACCGACGTTTCGTGGTCCAGCACCAACGAGGTTTCCGGCACCGGCTGGGCGTCCGGCGGCATCGCCCTGTCGGCGGCGGCCGCGGGCGGCACGTCGACGTCGCCGACGAACACCGAGTCGCCGACCGGCACCCAGATGTACGACATGGGCGACATCAGCGTCGCCAGCACCACGCTGACCAGCGCGGTGGCGGCCCGGATCTACGCCGACGCCCTCGCCGGTGACAACCTGATCGTGCTCGTCTACTTCGGCGGCACCGCCTACAGCACCGTCAACGGCACCTTCGGCATCCAGTGGGCAGCGACTGGGGTATTTACGGTCGATTGGACGCCATGATCCTGCAGGTCAGGGCGTTTTCTAAGTCAAGCTGATCGATTGGCGGTGGTGATGTCGTGTCCGTGTCCTTCGACATCACCGCCGCGAACTCATACCTGAGCTTCACCGCGGGCACCGCATCCGCGGTGACGCAAGGCGCCTACACCGTCGCCGTGCTTGCGCAGCCCGCGGTCGGCAACAACAACGGCGGTTTCGCCGGGGCGTTCGTGTCGTCGACGCAGGTCAGGGCCCTGTTCGAGGACACCAACAAGATCTACGGCAATAACGACTTCAGCAGCGGCTTCAGCACCCTCACCCAGGGCACCTGGTATCTGATCGCGCAGTCGAAAGCCGCCGGATCGAACACCTATCGCCACCACGTCTGGGCGTACGCCGCCGACGGCTCCGGCACGATGAGTCACGGCGTCTCCACCGGCTCCGGCAACCAGGGCGACAACGCCAGCGCCGCCACCGAGCTGCGCATCGGCTTCAACGTGATCAAGGGCAACGGCCCGATCGCGATCATGTGCTGGTGGACCCGGGTCCTGTCCGACGCCGAACTTGACTCGATGAAGTCGAACCTGCTCACCACCTGGCGCGACGTGTCCGGCGGCGCGCCGAAAGAACTGATCCACGGCAAGGACTTCGACGGCACCAACGGCTCCACCATGACGGTGGCGATCGGTACGTCGAGTTTCAGCAGCAAGACCGGTACGACGGCCGCCGGAGCCAACCCGCCCTCCTTTGACTTCAGCCTCGGCGGCACCAACGCCACCGCCACACCCAGCGTCGTCGCCGCGGTCGCCGCCGTCCCCAGCATCACCATCCGGGCCGACCAGACCGCCACGGCCAGCACGGTGGCCGCGAGCGCCGCCGTGCCGACGGCGACCCCGCGCATGTCGGTGGCGATCACTCCCAGCACCGTGGCGGCCGTGGCGGCCGTCGGGGCCCCAGCACTGAACACGGGCCAGACCGTCACGGCCAGCACGGTGGCCGCCGTGGCCGCGATCCCCGCCCCGACGGTGCGCCTGAGCGCGGCCATCACCCCCAGCACCGTGACCGCCGTCACTGCCGTGCCGTCGCCGACCCTCCAGGCGGGCGCCGGACCGGCCCCGGCCACTGTGGCCGCCACGGCTACCGTCGGCTCCCCGGTCGTTTCCGGCGGGGCGCTCGTGCAGGCGTCCGTCGTTGCCGCGATCGCCGCCGTCGGCGTGCCCGCGGTCAGCGCGGGCGGCTCGGCCACCGTGTCGGCGGCCACCGTCGCCGTCGCGGCCGCCGTCGGCTCCCCGGTGCTGTCGACCGGCTCCCGGCCGGTCCCCGCCACCGTGGCCGCCGTCGCCTCGGTGCCTGCACCGGCCGTCCGGCTCGGCGTACTGGCGCTGCCCGCCACCGTGGCCGCGATCGCCAGCGTTGGCACGGCCGTGGTCACCGCGACCGGAGGGGCGACGGTCAGTGCCGTCACCGTCGCCGTGCGCACCGCCGTTGGTACCGTCATCGTCACCGCCGACACCGAAGGTGCACCCCGGGCCGCCCTCGTCAACGTCCGGCCCGGCCCCATCGTCCACGTCACCCGGTCTGTGGTCGTCGACCATGTCACGGACCGGCCGGTCGTCCACGTGCGCCGCGCCCCCGTGCCCAGCGGGTAGGAGGTTGATAATGGGCGGCAAGTAGTTTTCGCACGCATGTTCGGTACGATCTTCACCAGGAGGCAGCCTCATGACCACCCCAGCCGACACCCCGAACCACGCCACGGATGACGAACTCGTCCCCGACTATTCGCGTCTCGGCTTCCGCGACCTGCGCAAGCTGTGCAGCACACGGGGCATCCCCGCCGACGGCACGCAGGTGCAGCTGATCGAGAAGCTCAAGGCTGACGATGCCCGCCGCGGGCTGACCCAGGACGACGTGCCCTCCGCCGAGGAGATCGACCTGCTCGACGACCTCGACGAACCGGCAGAGCAGCCGACCGCCGCCGGGGCCGGTGACGCGGCTGCCTCCGGTGCCACCCCTCCGGCGGCGGCCCGGCCCAGCGCATCCGACGACCTGGCCGGACCGGCCGTCGGCCGGGCGCCCGAAATCGGCAACAGCCCCGGGGCCCCCGCGATCACGACCGTGGCCGCCGATGGCGAGACCGGCGCGGTGCCGTCGGCGATCATCGGCGGGAAGACCGGCCGCCCGAACCTGACGGCCCGGACCGGCCAGGTGCGTGTCGGTGAGGCCCTCGGCGCTGCCGAGGTCCGCGCGTTCCGCTGGGAGTTCGTCATCGGCCCCCACGAGGTGACCGATAACGATCACTTCCGGATGATCGCGGAGACGCACGCGCAGGCGGCGGCCGCGGGGCTCACCACGAAGGGCGGCATCACCGTCGGCGAGCGGGTCGGGTTCGCTGCCGACGCCGACAACCGCCGCACCGCCATCTACCAGGTGCCACTGAAGCGTCAGCGGTAAAGGAGACGTTATGGGCTGGGCGACAATTGACCAGGTACACGACCTGACAGGCCGGGAAGCCTCGCAGGAGTCGCTGGCTGGCGCCCAGACCATCATCGAACTCTTCTCGGGGACGTCGACGGTCGCCTCCGACAACGGCCTGATCGCGAGCAAGAACCTCCGCCTGCTGCAGCAGGCCGTCGCCTGGCAGGCGGTGTGGCTCGATGCGCACCCCGACGTCCTGGAGGCGATGGACGTCGAAGGTGTCTCCCAGGACGGGCTCAGCGCGCAGTACGCGAACGCGAACGCGCACCTCCTCGCGCCGCTCGCCAGCCGCTGCCTGAACCGGCTGTCGTGGCGCAAGGAGATCCGGGTATCGAAAGGCCTGTGGTCGCGGCGGCATCTGAGCGACCGGGGCAACCGCGACTCCGCGGTCCGGGACGACCAGTACGAGTGGTCGCCGCTGCCGTTCGGCGCCACCCCGCCGGGGCACTGATGGACGCCACGCCGCACCACTACACGTCGACGGCGTGCCTGCACGGGGTGCACGAGCAGTGCGGGAAAGGCATGCGGGAGCGCGGCGAGCCGGGCCCGCCGCACTGCAAGTTCTGCCCCGCGGTCTGCGAATGCCCCTGCCACACGGAGGTGACCGGGTGAGCTTCATCGCCACGACCACGGTCACGATCATGCGCGGCACCGCCGAAAATGATTACGGCGACGAGATCGACACCGACGAGCCGGTGGCCACCGGCGTGCGCGCCTCGATCCTGGAGCAGCCCGTGACCGGCGGCCGCCCCTCGTCGGGCCGGAAGGACACGCCCCGCACCTACGCCATGCGCGTGTGGCGCGGCGTCGACCTCCGCCAGGACGACCGCATCCGCGACGAACGCACCGGCAGCGTCTACTACGTGACCAGCCTGAACCCGTCGACGAACCCCGTCGGTCTCGGCTCTACGCGGGCGGTCCTGCAGCGTGTAACCTGATCACCAGATGTTCGTACATACGTACGAAAATCGACACATGGTGTGACGGAAGGCGGGCAGGCAGCCCCCGACCCCCTTCTCACCGGCGCCGGGCAGACCGGCGTGCAGTGGTGGCCGCAGACCCGCAGAGGGGGCGAGACAATGGCGCGTGTCCGACCAGCCCGTAACTGGGAATCCTGGTTCCTCGCCCACGTCGGCGCCCAGGTCAAGGCCATCACCGAAGCGATTGCCGACGATGCACGGGCCGGGTGCCCGGTCGACTCCGGCGACCTCGTCTCCACCATCGGCACCCGCTACCCGGGCGGCCTGCGCGGCGTCGTCAAAGTCGGCGGCCGCGGGGTGCTCGCCCATGACGTCAACTACTGGGCGGCCCAGGAGTACGGGGCTGCGCCGCACTGGATCGAAAGCCACGGCCCCTGGTCGCTGCACGATCCGGAGACCGGCGCGTACTTCGGCCGGAAAGTCTGGCACCCCGGCAGCCAGGCCCAGCCGTTCATGCGGCCAGCGCTGTACCGGCGCCGCCGCCTGACCCGCGCCCGCGTCGGCGCGATCACGGCAGGCCTGCGATGACCACCGTGCTGCCGATCCCGCACCGGGCCAACGCCGAGCTGGTGGCCGGGGCCTACCTGCGCACCGTGCTGGCCGACTACGCCACGGCGGTCGGCGCCGTCCTGCAGGGCCCCGACCGGGATACCGGCACCGTCACCTGGGGCAGCACCGGCTTTATCCAGTTGACCGCGATCAGCGGCACCCTCGACATCAACGTCCCGGTGCGGCACACCGTGGTCTCCATCGACGTCTGGGCGGCCACCGCGCAGGGCCGGTCGAAGAAGCCACCGTGGAACGTCGCCTACGCGATCGCCGAGGCGGTCATCGCCACCCAGTTCGATACCACAAGCCACGACACCCACCGCGTGGTCAGCCTGCCCACCGGCTACCCCGACGCCCGCGTGCTGGAGTTCTCCGCCCTGACCGAGCCGTCCCGGCGCCCGTCCGACCCGGCCGACTATGCCCGGGTCGGCATGGACGTGCGCTTCGCCTGGCACGGGCTCGGTACCACCTGGACAACGCCGTGAACGCGGCAGGGCATTACCCAACACGAGGAGTAGCACATGCCTAACGGTCAGGCGTATCAGGTCATTCAAGGCACGGGCCGGATGTACACCGGCGTCTTCTCCGCCACTGGCGCCTTCGAGCCCGGCCTGGCCGCGGTCAACAGCGTGCCGCAGGCCAGCGCGTGGACGTACACCGGCTTCACCAGCGACGGCATCACGATCACGATCAACCAGTCCTTCAGCGAGATGCGGGTCGACCAGCTGGCCGACCGCATCGGCACGAAGACGACCGAGCGTGAGCTGCAGATCAACGCCAACCTCGCCGAGGCGACGCTGGCGAACTTCACGCTGGGCCTCAACGGCGGCACCATCACCACGGCCAGCGGCTACAGCTTCTACGAACCGACCTACGACGGTACCGAGCTGCAGCCGACGTACATCGCCGTCCTCTTCGACGGCTACGCCCCGGCCAACGCCGCGGGCGTGTCGAAGCGCCGCCGGTTCATCCTGCGGAAGGCGATCTCGACGGAGAACGTCGAAATGTCGTACAAAAAGGACGAACTTACCCTGGTCCCGGTGACGTTCACCAGCCACTACGTCTCCGACACGGTGGCGCCGTTTAGGATCATTGACGAATCGTAGATCATCTATATCCCCTGACCGTCCGAGGGAGAGGCAGATCCCATGGCAGCACCGACAGCACCGGCACGCAAGGCAACCAAGAAGGCCGGGGGTACCGCGAAGGTGGCGCCCCCGGCCAACGCCAACCTGCTCCACCCCGACCTGGCCGACTTCTACTCGGCGCCCGCGCTGGGCACCGCCCGTGGCGCAGGCACCACCACGGCGGACCCCGACGACGACCTCGACTTCGACACCAGCACCCCGGCGCCCGCGATCCCGATGGAGCGGCTGTTCGCCATCGACGGCATGCCGTATTTCATCCCGGTCGAGTTCCCGCCCGGCTACAGCATCGTCTACCTCGATGCTCTCGACGAGGGCCGGGACGTCGCCGTCGGCCGCGTGCTGAAGCTCGCCATCGGCCAGGGCTGGACGGCGCTCAAGGACCTCGCGGTCGAGCGGCCCGACCTGATCACCCCGCAGCAGCTCCAGGGGATCATGAACAAGGTCCTCAAAAAGATCATGGGCACCCTGGAGGACAACGGCGAAAAAAATGGCTAAAGCGCGCTGAGCAGGTCGGATGGGTCCTCGACCACCTCGCGGACATCGAATCTGACCTATCAGCCATCCACCGCATCGACGACATGTGGCGGATGGAGGCCGGGAAGTTCTACCGGTTCGCGTTCCGCCTCCCCGCCTACAAGGGGGCGATGCGGGCGGTAGCCGAACGGCAGGCGCGCAACGAGGAGAAACGCAGGGAAGCGCAGGGGGTCGCGGGCCGGGAAATCGTCCCGGTGCCCGCGGGCGAACTGCACAAGGTGCCCGCCCTGGCGGGGGCCGCGCTCGACGGCATCATCCAGTTCGGCTGACGGAAGGGGGCGACGGTGGCGAAAGGCTTCGAAATTGCTGAGGGCTATCTCGACATCGAGGCCGACGTCGACGGCGCCCTCGCCGATGTCCGGCGCTTCTTCAAAGAGGTCGACGGTGAGCTGAAAGCCGAGGAAAAGGCGTTCAGTCAGTCCGGCGAGAAGTCCGGCAAAGGCTACGTAAAAGGCCTCGAACGGTCCGGGGGCGACATTGACCGGACGTTCAAAGCGTTCGCCAACCGCGCATTCAACGTCGCCCAGGAGGAGGGCCGCCGCCGCAACGTGCTGGCCGCGCTGTTCGGCGGTGGCAAGGGCGGCGGCGGGGCCAGCATCGGCCGGTCCATTCTCGGCGGCCTCACCGGCGCGCTACGCCGCGCCCGCGGCCTCGTCGGCAAAGCCTTCTCTGGCCTCGGATCGGGCCTGTCGAACCTGTTCTCCGGCGGCAAAGCCCTGTTCTCCGGCATTGCCAGCGGCATTTCCAGCGCTGTCTCCGACGGCCTCGACAAGGCCAAGGAGCTGTGGAAGAGCGCGTCGGGCGCGTTCAGCTCCCTAAGTTCCGCCGCCGGTGGGGCGGGCGGTGTCATCCAGTTCGCCGCCATGGGCGCGGCCATCCCCATCGCGCTCGGCCTGGCCGGGGCGCTGACGCACCTCGCAGCGGCCGCCCTGGCACTGCCCGCGGCCCTGGGCGTGCTCGTCGCCGCGATCGCGCCCGCCATCGTCGCCTTCCAGGGCTTCGGCGAGGCCGTCGGTGCAGGCCTGTCCGGTGACGTGGAGAAGTTCAACGAGGCACTCAAGGGGCTCACGCCGTCGGCGCGCACCGTGGCCAAGGAATTCGTGAAGCTCGGCCCGGCGCTGAAAGAGATCAAGCGCATCACGCAGGAGTCGCTGTTCAATCAGCTGATCGGCCAGTTCGACAAGCTCGGCTCGACACTGCTCCCGGCCCTCGCGACCGGCATGTCCGGCGTCGCCGGTGCCCTCGGCCACCTGATTGCGCTATTCCTGCAGCTCCTGTCCGCACCCGGCACCATCGAGATGATCAACAACCTGTTCTACACGACGACGCGCATCATCGACACCCTGGCCGAACCGCTCGTCAACGCCTTCGGCGGCTTTCTCGCCCTGATCAACGCCGGTCTGCCGTGGGTGCTGAAGTTCGTCTCGGTACTCGCCGACGGCCTGCAGGCAGCCGCCGATTGGATGGTCAAGATCACCGCCCCCGGCGGCAAGTTCACCGGGTGGATGGAGCGCGCCTGGAACGTCGGCGTGAAGCTCTGGAACGTCCTGAAAGGCCTCGGCGAGTTCGCGGGCACTATCCTTTCATCCCTGGGGGACGAAGGCACCGACACGCTCCGCGGCATGGGTGACGCCATCGCCAAGGTCAACGAGTACCTGAAAAGCGCCGAAGGCCAGGAGACGCTGCACAACCTCGGCGTGCTCGTGCACTGGGCGGGCAATGCCTTCGTGGCCCTGCTCGGCTCCACCGTGGCCGCCTACAAGGGCCTCAACATGGTCTTCAGCTTCGTCCGCGGGATCGGGCCGTTCTTCTCGAACTTGTGGGAAAACATCGTTGGCGGGGTCAAGGCCGTCGGCACCTGGTTCGCGTGGCTCGGCACCACCATCTGGGGCGGCATCACCTCGGCGGCGTCCGCCGTTGGTGGGTTCTTTGTCATGATTTGGAACGGTCTAGTGACCGCCTTCAATTTCGTCGTCGAGTGGGGCGGCAAGATCGTCAACTGGTTCGCATCGCTGCCCGCACTCATCGGCGGCTTCATCATGGCCCTGCCCGGCATGATCGCCAACGGCCTGTCGTGGCTGGCGAACGCCATCCTGTACGGCCTCGGCTACATCGCGGGCTTCTTCGTGAAGCTGTGGATGGTCGACATTCCCGCCTACGTCTCGATGGGCGTGGCCTGGCTCATCAACACCGTGACCGGCGCCATCAACTTCCTGGTGGCGCTGTGGAACGCGTTCCCGGGCCTCGTCATGGCCGCCCTGTCCGGCTTCTGGGGGTGGATCACCGGGGCGTTCTCGGCCGCCTGGGACTGGGTCAAGATGGTCACCTCGGCGACGGTCAACGACCTGGTGGCCCGCGCAAAGGCCCTGCCGGGCCAGGTGACGGGCGCCCTGTCGAGCCTCGGCTCGATGCTGGCGGGCGTCTTCTCCCGGGCCTGGAACTGGGTGAAGCAGGAGGTCAGCTCCGGCATTGACGGGATGATGAACTTCGTGCGCAGCATTCCTGGCAGGGTCACCTCGGCCCTGTCCGGCGCCGGGTCGTGGCTGGTCAGCGCCGGTAAAGACATGATCCGCGGCCTGGCCAACGGCATCGAGGACATGCTCAGCTGGGCAGTCAACAAGGCGAAGGCGGCGGCGCAGCGGATCAAGCAGGGCTTCCTCGACGCCCTCGACATCGGCTCCCCGTCGAAGGTCATGCAGAAAGAAGTCGGGCACTGGATCCTGCCCGGCGTCATGCGGGGCATGCAGGACACCGAGCCGCAGCTGCAGCGCTACCTCGGCAACACCGCCGACATGATCAGCGGCATGCGCCCCACAGTCAACGTCGCCGCGCCGAACGTCTCCGTCGGCGGTGTCACCCTCCTGGCCGACCTCGGCGACGGCATCCGCCGCGCCATCCCCGTGGTCCTCATGGACAGCGCGGCTACGGTGGCCGCCGCCGCCCAGGTCGGCAACCGCACCCGCACCGGCTGGACGAACACCGGCCGGTCCGTCATCACCACGGCCGGAGGGTAGGCATGGCCTTCGATTCCAGGATCTACCTCGGGCGGCTCGGCCAGCTGACCGCCATCCGGTCGCCGCGGGGCAACTTCGAGGCGCCCCGGCAGCGGCGCACCGCCACGTTCGAGCTGGGCGTCGGCGGCACCGCCGTCGACCAGATGCTGGGCGGGGCCCGGGTCTACACCCTCAACTACGACCAGTTGTTCCGTGAGGACTGGATCTACCTGCAGGGCTTCCTCGACGGCCACCAGGGGCCCGGCCCGTTCGTGCTCCTCGACCCGGGCCAGCGCAACATGTTGCCCGCCAACATGTCGAGCAGCACCTCCCTCACCAACGACACCACCAACTTCGCTGTCGCCGGGTCCGGCTGCACGATCACGTCCGGGCTCGTCACCCCCCTGGACACGATCGGCCCCCGCGGCCTCTTCTGGAACTTCGCCAACGCCTCTCCGGGTGCGTCGGCGGCGGCGTACATCACCGCGGACTGGCCGTCGAGCTGGTACCAGTACGGTGTGCCCGTCGTCGCTGGGCGGCCGCTGTGCTTCTCCTTCACGGTCCGCAGCTCCGGCGCCGTCTACACCATCCAGCCCCAGATCATCTGGCGGGACGCGACCGGCAGCCAGGTCACCGCCTCGACCGCGGGCAGTGGCCCGGTGACGACGTCCGTGTCGGCGTCGACGCAGGGCTATGCGACCGGCACCCCGCCCGTCGGTGCCGTCTACGCCGACTGGAAGATCAACTACCTGTCGGGGGCCTCGCCCGGAACGCTGATCCGCTTCCGGCAGTTCATGCTCAACGAAGGCACCACCCCCGACACGACGTTCGCGCACGGCACCGGCGTCTGGCCGGTCCGCCTCGTCGCCGGGCCGGAGGCGTGGCCGTTCCTGAGCCCCGAACTGCGGGTCAGCCCAACCGTGGTCTTCGCCGAAGACGTCACCTAGGAGGCGGCATGCAGGACGCTGGCAGCGACTACGCCGCCGCCGTGGTCAGCCACCGCACGTGGGTGCCACCGCGGGCGCGAGCCGACTTCTCCGGGTACGGCTACACCGCCGACAAGACCCTCGATGATCTGTCGTCGCAGATCTCCCAGGACTGGGAGGTCGCGCACGACCTCGACGACGGCTATCCGAACACGGTCAGTTTCGTGTCCGGCACGTCCGTGCCGGAGTTCGAGACCGAACTCACCGGCCGGGCCCCGTCCCGCACGGTGGTGTCGGCGGCATCATCGTGGTCGGCACAGGTCGTCAACGGCACCGGCACCGGCTTCGCCGACACCCTCGTCATCCCGCCGACGGCCAGCGGCGGCCCCCGCGCCGGTGAGTGGATCGTCGTCACCGTCAACGTGCGCAACGTCCTCGCAACCATCGACTGCAACGACGAACTGTTCGAGCAGGTCATGTCGGCGGCCGACGTCACCGTCTTCACCACCGTGTACGTGCGGAAGGTGTCGGCGGACCTGGCCGCCAGCGGTGCGTCGGTGGTGTTTTCGTTCGCCGGGACGGCCCCGACCACCTACACGATCATTGCCGCCGCCGTCGGCCTGCGCGACGGCAAGGATCAGCAGGTCGACATGGAGCTGACCACGGCGTCGATCGTTGCGAACGCCGGGGTCGGCCCGTCGCTGTCGGCCCCGGCCGTCACCGTGGCGGCCGCCCCGACCCGGGCCCCGACGGAGGCAGCGCTGATCGTGTCGGCGTTCGCCCGCGGATCCGCCGGTGCCGCGAACTGGGTGCCGCCGAGCGGGGACACCGAGATCCGGGATGCCGTCGGCGGCAACGGCGCCCTCAACGTCAACGCCGAACTCAACTACGACCCCACGGTGCGCGCCGCCGGGTCCTACACGAAGACGGCGACGACCGGCGCCGGGGCCGTCACCGACGCCACCATGGCCGCCCTGGTGTTCACCGCCATCACCTGGAACCAGTTGCGTGGCGTCGAGTTCTGGTCGCCGCTGCGGGCCGACTCACCGCTGTACGGCGTCGAGCGCGACCTGGCCGGGTTCACCCTCGACACAGGCCTCGTCACCGATGCGGGCATCAAATACGTGCGGATCTTCACCGGCCAGACCGTCAACATCCCCGTCAAGGGCGGCAAGGCGCAGCTGAAAACGGTGTCGGCGACCAGGATGAAGCTCATGCGGCAGGTCCGGCCGTTCGCGTTCCCGGCCCGGTACGCGGGTGGCCTGCGGGCCTGCTGGCCGGTGTCGTGGGCGGTCGCCCAGGCGGGCATCTACGCCGGGCCGAAGCCGCGGGACGGGTACACGACGCTGTACTACCCCAACCACGGCTCCCTGTGGCGGTTCCACGACGCCGGATACCCCGATGGCAACCGGCTCGCCACCAGCGGCATCGAGCGGTGGAACGTCGTCGAGATCGCCTCCGGCGGCACGTTCGCCTCCGGCACGTCCCTGGAAGACGCCGACTGGATCGAGGGGCCGTACGTTACCGCACCCGACCTGCAGCTACGGGCGGCCCGGTCCCGCCGGGCCTACACCCAGAATCCGCCGTTCGACCAGTCCGACGGCCAGCCCGCCGCGCTCACCGTCGGCGGCCACAAGGGTCGTCTCGAAGCCTGGGTGAAGGGTGACACCACCGACTGGAGTCAGGCCCCGGGCGGATCGTCGAACGTCACCGCGCTGCTCAAGCTGCAGATGATCAACGTGACAAACTCGGCGTCAGCCCAGATGGGCCTCGACGTGCAGCGCCGCGTCTACATCACCGTCAACGATGCCGTCACCGGGGCGAAAACCCTCACCGGCCCGCAGCTGCCGCTCGACGGGGAATGGCATTTCATCGGCGCCGCCTACGACTTCGACTCGGACAAGCTCTGGACCTGCATGGACAACACCGTCGGGTCGGCATCCGCGTCGCTGGCCACGACGAACCTGCCCAACAACAATGTCAACAACTTCGATATCACCAACTCGTTCATCCTGTCGTACCTGCCGTTCAGCGACTTCACCTTCTCCACTGGCGCGCAGGCGAACCCCGACGACTTCCCCCGCTGGCGCAACCACGCCGACTTCGCGCCGACCGCCCAGGTCGGGCTGTCCCGGAACAAGCTCGTCGCCCTGTGCGAGACGAAGCCGCGGGAGATCTGGGAGTTCGCGGCCTCCTACGCGCAGAGCGAACTGGCAGCAATGCGCTGTGACGAACTGGACCAGTTCCAATATCTGCCGCTGAGCTGGTGGGTGAAGCCCGAGCAGCAGCAGGTTTCGGCGCTGGCCGTGTCGTCGGCACTCAACAGCGGGTCCTTCGACGTCGACAACGACCCGGCCCGGATCCGCAACGCCGTCAGCGTGTCGTACTCGGAGGCCAGCGTGCCGGGATTCACCGCGGAGGCGGGGCTGTACCGGCGGGCCTACGAGCTGCCCACCAACCAGGAAATCGCGATCCCGCCGGGCATGACAACGCTGCGGGTGACGTTCTCGGCGCCGATCGTCGGCCTCAACCAGATCATCACCGCCGTGGACAGCACCACGATCCCCGCGTCGGCCACGGCGGACCCCAGCACGTCGTACGCCTCCTACAACCTGGCGTCGGACGGCTCCGGCGGCTACACCACGGCGTCGATCAGTGCCACCGTGGTCGGCTGGAACGCCGGTGAGGCGTTGATCCAGTTCAGCAACTCGTCGCTGTTCACCTACTACTTGGCGAACGGGGTGAACCTTCCAGCGCTGGCGCTGGCAGGCCTGCCGGTGTCGACGGTGCAAACGTATGCCACCGACACGGACCTGTCCGCGGTCTCCGTCCGCCGGGGTGAGCGCAGCCTCTCCGTCTCCGCCGGGGGCGTGCAGACGAGCGAGTCCGCGCGCCGCCTGGCCCGCAACCTGAAAACGAACCTGCGGCTGCCGATGACCACGGTCGGCGACGACTCGTCCGGCGTGACCGTCGTCGCCGACGCGCGCCGCCAGCCGGGCGACCTCTCGCAGTTCGTCGACACCGAGTCCGGCACCGACGGCAGCCTGTGGCGGCTCCAGTCGGTGCGGCACGCCGGGTCTGGCGCCGCCTACACGCAGCAGGTCGTCGCCCGGAAGACGTATCCCATCTGCATCGTCGGCGAAAGCCTCGTCGGCCGGTCCATCGTCGGGCCCAGCTCATGATCACGGAAAGGGTCTGCTGATGACCGTCACGTTTCCCATCGTTGCCGTCGCCGACGGCGAGGTGCTCGACCCGCAGTGGATCGCCGACGTCACCGAGGCGGTCAACGACCTCCACGACGACGTTACCGACCTGGAGCTGCTGACCACGGCGCAGAGTGCGTCGTCGGTCCTGCCCTCGTCGTCGATCGGCACGTCGATCACCGCGGTTCTGACCTTGTCCGGGTGTGTGCTCGGCGCCGGGCGGGCTTACTCGATCGAGAACATCGGTGGCTCGGTCGGCTCGTCCGGCGGCGTGCTGGCCAACTACTCGCTGTGGAAGACCGTGGTGTCGACGCCGCCGCAGATCGGCGCTTTTTACCGCACCCGGACGGAGACGCTGGGCGTCAACCACTACGGCAAGATCTACATGCGGAACACGGCGTCAACGCCGCTCACGGTAACCCTGGTCCTGGGCCTGGACACGAACACCGGCACATGCGTGTCCGATGCCGACACGATCCGGCCGCGGGCCCTGGTGGTGACTGACGTCGGCCCGGCCGCGTCGTGGCCGTTCGCGCCGAACGTGACGTAAGCACACCGCGTACCGCACACTTGTTCGAGAAGGAGGCAGTCATGGCAGACCACAGTGCAGCGCTGCTGCAGCAGATCAAGACCGACCTGGAAGGTCAGGGCGTTGTCGGGGCGCTCGCCGCCGACGGCAGCACCCTGACCGTCGACGTGGCCGGACGGTCGTACACCATCAGCGTCGAACCGGGCGCCGACGACAAGCCGGTCGGCTAGTGGCCTGGCGGGCGGCCCGGTCGCTGCTGAAGCTCCAGCGGCAGCTGCAGAAGGCCGCGCCGAAGGCCGCGCCCCGCAAGGCGGGCACCCCCGGCCAGGTCGGTGCCGACGAGTGGGGCCTCATCGGCGACCCGGCGCACACCACCGGCGACCACCTGGCGAAAAACTTCCCCGGCTGGGGCAACCAGATCGTCACCGCCGGGGACTTCCCCAACCGGCCTGACCTGGGGCTCGACGCGCATCAGGTGCTCGATGACATCCGGCGGTCGAGGGATGCGCGGGTGAAGTACGGGATCTCCAACGGGCAGATCTACTCCAGCTACGCCGTGAGCGGCTACGGGGCGTGGACCTGGCGGCCGTACAACCCCAAAAACGGTGACAAGCACTTCACGCACGGCCACCTCTCCGTCGTCGGCGATGCGCGTGCCGACGGCGAGCAGGACTGGCAGACGATCGGCCGCACGGCCACCACGAGCGGCATCGCCGCGGAAGACGAGGACGACATGGGCGCAAGCTTCCCCCCGATCGCGATCGAGCGTGAGGGCATCACCTCCATCACCCTCCCGGCCGTCCAGGGCGGCGTTGCCGACCCGCGGCGGGCGTGGCTGCGGCTCTGCAACGCCACCGGCGACACCCAGTACAAGGTGCGGGTGTTCCTGTCCAAGGGCCAGCCGGACGTCTGGGAGCCCCTCGCGGGCGACCGCTGGACCAATGGCGAGCGGCTCATCAAGGGCGGCGAGCTGGTCAGCGTCGAACTCCCGAAGGACACGACCGGCCTCGACGTGCGGCGCGTCCCGGTCAAGCCCGGCGGCGACGTCTACCCCGGCCACCTGACCTTGGAGGTCGAGCGCGGCCCCGTCGTCGCCCCCGTCGCCACCCCCGGTCAGTAAACTGCTCTAACAGTTGCACAACTGCACGTAACGGGGGGCGACACCGTGGACTGGTTCGATGCGGTGCCCTTCGACAAGATCCTGAACGGCAGTGGCTGGGCGGTCGCCTTCTGGACGCTCCTCGGCGTTTCGAGGTTCATCCTGAAAGGCGACCTGGTGCCGCGGAAGACGTATGAGGACGTCCTCGACGCGCTGGTGACGGAACGGGCCCGGAATGATCTGCTGCTCAAGCAGCTGGAGAAGGTGACCGACGGCATGGAGACGTTCGAACGCTTCGTGCGGGCACTGCCGCAGCCGTCGTCGGTGCCGACGCCGGGACCCGTCGGCCGAGCCGGGCGCAACCCGAAGGGTGCGCAGAGTAACCGTAGGGGTGACCACGGTCAAGATCCGACTCCGCGGGCATCACAATGGGGCAACTGGGATCCTCCCGGAAGTGGTGGGGAGTAACACGATGCCGTGGCGCTGGGGTTGGCCCCCGTGGGAGTCCGCGCAGGTCAGGGCCGACCGCCAGCGCGCTCTCGATGCGGTTGAGCGTGCAACACTTGATCTCGACGACACCCGGCGGCGGCTGTTGCGCACCGACCGGGTGACAGAGAACCTCGCGCATGCGCGGGGCCGGAACCATTTTTCCGAGTCGATGGAAGCGCTGTTCGCGGCTCGGCAGGCAAAACCGCACGAAAGGTAGGGCGCCATGGCCGCCGACGACATCACCACCCCACCGGCGGCCGGACAGTTTCCCCCGCGCCGTCCCGCGCTGTTCCCGCGGAAACACCGGCGTTCCAGCTGGATCGGCCCGCTCATCCTCATGGCCAGCTACATCGCCGGGTTGTTCGTTGCCCACCTGGCGAAGCCGATCCTGCCGGACCTGACCCTCTACGCGTACGCCGTCGCCGACGTCGGCGGCCTGGCGTTTTTGTTGCGCTATGTCCGCACCGACTGGAACTCCCACCCGTGGGGGCGGCACGTCATGGCGTTCATGCTGTGCCTGGAAGCCCTGTTCACCCTGGCCCTGAGCCGCCGGATCTTCGGCGACTGGCCGGGCCTGGAAGAGGCCCTGTTCCTCGGCTCGTGCACATTCGCCGGGATCGTGTGGTGGCGGTATCGGCTGCAGGCTCTTGGCGACCGGCGGGCCCGGGACGCACAATCAGGCGACTAACCATTCCTGGCCCCTCGACTTGCCGTCCGCGTCGCGATACCCGTCGCCCCGCCCCGATCGCCCCACCGCCCTGGAGGGCTCCATGACCTCGACTTCCCGCCCGCGGCCCGTCGTCCTGTACGGGGCGTTCACCGCGGCCCTCGGCGCTTTCCTCGGCTACGCCGGGGTGACCGACCTCCTGCCGAAGAACGTCATCGGCTGGGTGGCCCTCATCGGCGCCATCATCACCGCCGGTGGTGCCGTTCTCGTACAGAACACGGTGACGCCGCTGAGCGACCCGCAGGACGCCCGCGGCGTGTCGCTGACCCCGGTCGACGTCGCCGAGGCGGAGAAGGCGCAGGCGGTCGCTGAGGCGGTCGCTTTGCCTTCGCCGGTGGTGTCGTGGCCGACGACGACCGGGAAGACCCTCCTGCCCGAGTAGTTGACACACCATGTGACAGTTTGCTAATCTGGGGTCTCCACCAACAAGGAGGCCCCCGTGCAGCAGGAACTGTTCCCGATCTACCCGGGCAGGACCGCCAACACCGGTCGCGTGTACAGCGCCGTCCTCGGCAAGCACGTCACCTTGACGAAGCCGATGCTGTCGCTGGTTCGGGCACTCAACCAGCGCGGCCACCTGGACCCGATCCGCGACGGCGGCCGGGTCGGCACCTACGTGGCGCTGATGGACCGCGGTATCCTCCGCGAGACCCGGAACACGCGTGGCGTGCACATGCCCGCCACCACCCCCGAACAGGTCGAAGAGGCTGCGTACGCTGAGAATGCTCGCCGTGAGGCCGAGCGGGCCGCGCACGACGCCGACCCGGAGCGCTGGGTACAGGTCACCGACGCCGAGAATAACGAAGTTCACTACCGTATTGGCCGCAACGGCCAGCCGGTCGAAATCGTTAAGGGCGGCTTTCGCTTCTGGTACATCGTGGCCGGTCAGCGAACCAAGCACAGCGCGGGTGGCACCTTCGTGGAGGCCCGCGCCGCCGCGGACCGGGTGGAGCGCGACCGGGCGCACGCCGACGTCGTCGCCGAGCAGGAGATCGCGGAGCAGCAGGCCACCCAGGCCACCCCCGCCTACCAGCACTTCATTGCTGCTGTCCGGAAGGCCAAGAGCTACAAGGGCGCCCTGGAGCTACTGCACGCTGAGGCCCTCGACGAGTACCGGGCCCGCCCGCTGGCCACCGGGGAGGCCGTGCTCGACGCCGACGGCAACACCGGGTGGATTGAGCTTGTCGACGACAAATTTGGTCAGATCAAGGTCAACTGGAACCGGGACGGGTTCGACTGGCACACGCCGGACGAGCTGCGCCGCCGTGACGACGTCGCGGAGGCCATCGCGAACACCCCGGCCGAGGCCCGCACCGGCATCTCCGACCGGGCGGCGGCCGCCCTGGCCGACGTCGCCAGCCTGCGCCGCACGATCGGCCTGTACCCCGCCGATGACCGGCGCGAAACGCTGGCGAGGCTCGACCGCATCGAAGCCGCCCTGCGAGCCGGAAAATGACCGCGGCCGTGCGGCCGCAGCGCGAACGCTGCCCCGTCACCGGCAAGATCATGTGCCAGACCAGGCGTGAAGGCCGCGACCTCCGAGCCAAGATCTACCGGGGTACCACGAACATCACCAAGCGCAAGGTCTTCCGCTGCGGCTGGTGCGAGACGTACCACGTTGGCCGCCCCCGCGGCCATGGCGGCGGCCGGGCATGATGAGCCCCACCACCACGAAAGGCACCCGATGGACTCCCTGATGACCCTCATCGACCGCTGGCACGCCCACGACCGTGACGGCGACCCCGAGGCGTACGAGGCGCGACAGGAGCTGATACTGCGGCTGGCCAGCATCCAGGGCTTTGCCGAAGGCCTGGCCCTGATCACCCCGGGTGCCGCGAACGCCATCCCTCGGCTCCGCGAGTTGTTCGACGGCCGGTCGTGACACCGCCCGCCACCTTGGCCCGCCCGGCACCCCGCCGGGCGGGCCGCCCCCGTTCCCCCGGAAGGACCTCCGTGACCACCACCCAGTCCCTGCCGCACGTCGTCGGCCTCGACCTGTCCATCACCGCCAGCGCCTTCGCCTGGCCCGACGGCGAAACCCAGGTCACCGGGGAGGCCGGACTCACCAGCCCGCGGCTGCCCCACCTCAGCCGGGCCGAGCGGCTCCGCGAACTGGCCGAGCGGCTCGACAACAAGACCCGGGAGCGCCGGACCGAATGGGACGGCTGGGCGCCCGCCCTCGTCGCCATCGAAGGCCTGCCGACGTCCGGCACCAGGGTCGACGCCGAACGCTGCTACCTGTGGTTCGAGACCGTCCGGCTCATCGGCGGCTACGGCACCCCGCTCGTCGTCGTCCCCCCGACCACGGTGAAGCTGTACGCCTACGGCAACGGGTCGGCGAACAAGCGGGAGGTCATCGCCTCCGTGCAGCGCGACCTTCCGCAGTTCCAGATCAACAAGACCGGCAAGCGAGGCAATGTCCTCGCCTCCCTCGACGACAACCGGGCCGACGCGGCCGTGCTGTGCACCATCGCCTGCCACCTCGTCGGCTCCCCCCTGGTCGAGGTCACCCCGTTCCGGGAGCGGGCCCTGGAGGCACTGGTGCTGCCGGAGGGAATGCGATGAGGGTTACGTGGCGGACCCCGGACCTCGGCTGGTCGGCCGGGCTCAAGCCCGGGGAGTTCCAGCGCCCCTGCGGGGTGGTGCTGCGGTCCTACCCGCGGGTGGTGCTACGGGGCGTCTGCAAGCTCCGGAGGCCGAAGCCCTACGAGACGTGGGAGCTGAACTGCGCCAGCATGGCCGAAACGATCACGCGGTCATGGCCGGAGTACCAGTACGGCTGGGAGGTCGAAATCACCACCCCGATGACCCCCGATCTGGGCAACGTGCTCTTCAACCCGGCCATCTCGGCGCCGCTGGCCGCGTATCAGACGGTCCGTATCGGGTTCAACCGGACGCCGGGGGTCCTGATCGAGGGACGGGCGGGCATTCTGGACGTGCAGATGACGACGGGGCTTGCAACGTACTTCCGCCCGGACGACCCCGCCCCGGAGTGGCCGCTGGCGCGGTTCACCCTCGACGGCGAGGGTGAATTCAGGCGGCTGCGGCTCATCTACAACGCGTGACCGCTCAGCCGCGGGTGAGCAGGCCGACGATGACCGCTCCGACGGTGAGCACCCCGATCAGCACCGCCCACCCGGTCGACAGCCCGGCCCGGCTGCCTTCGGCCCGCTCGATCCGGCCGGTCAGTGCGGTGACGATCTCGCGCAGCGCTTCCACCTGGTCGCGGGTGGCGAACGTGGCCGCTTGATCGGACAGGGTGGCCCGGAACTCGTTGACGCCTTGGAACCGGCGCTCCGTGGCGTCGAGGGCGGTGCGGAGCGCTTCCTGGGACGCCCGGAAGCGCTCCTCGTACCGGCGGTCACGCTCGTCGAGGAGGGCCAGGACATGCCGGAGCAGGGGGATACCCACACTGGAAGCGTAGATGACCGGGCCGCCGTCTGAGCGTAGTTGACACACCGTGTGACAGTTTGCTATGTTGGTGTCTCCACCAAGCGAAGGAGCCCCACATGCCGGACACCACGATCAAGCTCCACAGGACCGACCGCCAGCTGCTGACCTGGGTGGCGAACAAGGCCACCGATTCCCGCGGCATCGTGTGGTTCTGGACCGCCCGGCACAACGACACGAACAGTCAGGCCAGCCGGGCGCAGCGCTACACCCGCCCGCAAGACCGCAGCCGGGATGTCGTCTGCACCGCCCCCGCCGAGCGGCTCGTAGCGGCCGGGCTGCTGGCCCACGAGAAGCCGGAGGGCAACTCCCCGGTCGTGGTTACCGACGCGGGCCTGGCCTGGCTGGCAGCCAACGCCTGACCCGCCCGAACAAAGCCCCCAGCATGGTGCTGGGGGCTTTGTCGTGCATACCCTGGAGTGAGAGAGGGGCGGTCAAGATCGTTAGCGCGCGCGGTGGTCGATTCGGTTTCGTCTATCCCTCCAGGCAGCGGGCATATAAGGCCCTGCGCCGGAAGGGCAAGTCCAAGCGTGTCGCGGCGGCCATTGCGAACGGTGGCAGGACGTTTTCGCAGCGTAGCCGAATGGCCCGCAAGGCTAGTCGCACCCGGAAGGCACGCGGCCGCCGCCGGTAACTTGACACGCCGTGTGACAGTTTGCTAGAGTGGTCTCACCACCGAGCGAGGGAGACCGAAATGCTTACCGTTGCCGATCTGACCAAGGGTGCCGCACTCGCCGCCGTGCACGGCCACTTCGCCGCCCCCGGCGATGCGCGAGTTGTCCGGGTCCAGCTCGCTAAGGACGGCCGCACGGCGGGCATCTGGATCTCCAGCGTGATCCGCTGTGGCGTCCCCACCCGGCGCCCCAACGTCTGGCTCGTGCAGTGCGACCCAGCGGCGCCGATCAGCCTCCGCTAATCGCCTCGAACGCAAGCCCCCGGCACTGTTGCCGGGGGCTTTGTCGTGAGTACCGTGGTGGCGGAGGTGGTTGCCGTGGTCAGTGACAGGGGCGGCAAATACGGCTACGTGGTCCGGTCCCGGCAGAACGTGTACCGGGCGTTGCGCCGCAAGGGCGCCAGCAAGAGCAAGGCGGCCCGCATCGCCAACGCCGGACGCCTCCGAGTCGGCCGGGTCCGCATGGCCAGGAAAGCTGCCCGCACCCGGCGCCGTCACGGGCGATAGTTGACACATCGTGTGACAGTTTGCTAGTGTTGCCTTGTTGGCGGGAACGGCCCGCCGGAGCTTCGGAGGCAACCATGGCCCGCACGACGTTCGGCGGATACGGCATCACTGAGCTGCGCAACATCGCCCGGGAGATCGGCATCAAGGCCGTGGTTGACGTGGCCGCCGCCGAGACCGAGGCGTACCGCGAGGACTCACGCCGCCGGGTGGCCGCGGCTCGCCAGGGACACCCGGCGGCCCTTGACGGCACGCTTGGCGGGCCTGAGATGATCCTGGCGATCCTGCCCGCTGCGATCGAGCAGGCACACTCCCAGGCGCTGGACGAGGCGGCTGAGCGCGCCCCGGCGCACATCCGCACCAATTGCCCCGCGCTGAAGGTCGGGGGCTGCATGAAGTGCACCGCCCCCGCCACCGTCCGGGCGGCGCAGGGCGACGATAGCGCCTACCAGCCGACGCTAGCCGAGCTTGAGCAGCCGGTTCCCTGCGGGCAGCGCTGGGTAGCTGAAATCCAGCGGTGCCCACGGTGCGGCCTGCACGCTGCTGCGCACGTCTGACCTCCCCGTTAATAGATCACGCCCCGAGGGTATCCCCGGGGCGTGATCGCTTTTCTGTGCTTCCTCGTGGCCGCCATCCTGGCGGGCATCTGCTTTTTCGTGCCGGAGGTTCTCCGGCTGCGCCTGCTCGCCGGTACCCTTGCCCTGATCGGCCTGGGCCTCGCCATCGGCGTCTACCCCGGCGCCTAGCGGTCGTCGTCGCCCGTGGCGTCGTCGGCCTCGACCGGCACCGATGCACGGGCCACCTCAGCCCGCCACGGCGCCACCTGCGGCTCCTGCGACAGCGTCATGTGCTCCGGGAGGCCATCGGCCTGAATCTTCGGCAGGAAGTCGCTGAGCGGCTGCGCGTGCGACTTCAACGGGCGCCCGCCCCGGGCCGTCCAACCCTCCGGGTAGCGGGCCAGGCTGTCGTCGACCGCCGCGAGAGTCAGCGTCCGCTGCTGGATCGCGGCCGCCGCCGCCTCCCACCCGCGGTGGGCCCGCTCCTTGTTGCCGTGCAGGTCATCCCACTCGGGGATCGACTTGTCGTCGTAGGCGGCGCCCTGCACCTCGGCGCGGTACGCCTCGAACGCGATCTGCCCCAGCGTTTTGTTGACCTCAGCCACGGTCTGCCTCCTGCTCATTGATGTAGTCGCCGACGCGAGCGTACTTCTGCTCCGTCGTGTGGCCGTCGTACGGCTGCTTGTGCACCGGAATGTGCCAGCCCACAGGACCGGTCGGCAGCTCGATGCAGGCCACCACGTAGTCGGGCTCCGCCGGGTCGATCTGGAACCCGGCCTCCAGGCCGACCAGGACCGCCGTCGCCACCGCGAACAACACCAGCGTGTACCGGTGGCTGTAGTCGGTGTCGTGCAGCTGGATCTCCTCCAGGATCCCGGCCAGCACATCCGCACCCTGGCGCCGGTCGCCGTCGTCGAGTTCGTCGATGATGCAGTCGTGCTCTTCAACAGTGCTCATGGCCCCTCCAGGGCGTGTGTGTCGGTGAAGCCGTCCGGCCGCCGCCAGTGGCCGTGCTCGGCCCGGTCGGCGTAGAACCGCAGCTCCTCAGGCAGGTTCGCCGTGTCCTCGTACCACGGCAGGTGCCGGGCCCAGTACGGCGCCGCGGTGCGGATCGCCGGGCCCAGCCGGAACGTCTCGAACCCGCGGTACATCGCGAGGGTGGTGTCGACGTCGGCCCACACCGCGGGCGGCTGGAAGGTGTGGTCGCCGATCACCCACGGGGCGGCCGGTCGCTGAAACCGCGCCTCCCACCGCTGCACCCGGTCGCGGTGCTCGAAGTGCTCCGGGAGGTCGTCGGTGCGCAGGCCTAGGCCCGCTTTGACCGCACGCGGGTTGAAGTCGAGCAGCGTGGCCAGCATCCCCGGCCAGTCGGCCGGGCAGGACTCGTCCGGCACCGTGTCGCAGTCGGTGACGACGAAGCGCTCATCGGCCGGTCGGCGGCCCAGGTAGCCGTCGAGGGGGCCGCCGACGCGCCACAGGTCCCGGGGATGGTTGTTGAAGTCGTGCCACACCCGCGGCCACTCCGGGCCAGGGCCGATTTCCTCGCGGAGCCACGTCCTGGCCTCCGGCCACCGGGAGTCGTGGTCGACGATGACCACGTCGAGCCCGGCGTCGAGGAGGGCCTGTACGCACTGCTGGGCGTAGGTGACCCGGTCTCGCATGATCACGAAGCTCAGCATTGCGGCGCCAGCGGGCCGTCGCCGCGCCACGGGTGGCCGGACGTGTTCTTGCCGTGGGAAGCGTCATAGTGCCACGTTTCCTCGCCGGTGCCGACGAACCTGGCCCCCAATTCACACAGGCGAAGTATGAAAATCCAGTCTTCCCCGGCCCACTCCATGTTCAGTGGGGCGCTGCCGAACCCGGCCGCCTTCGCCAGCTCAGTGCGCACCGTCAGCGTCATCGTGATGTGATGCGGGTGCTCCGGGTCGAACGGGATGCCCCTGTGGGTGGACTCCGGGAACGGCCGATTGCCTGACCACCAGCTGTAAGCGACGTCGGCGTCGTTTTCCGTAATCAAACGCCAGTGTGTCTCCAGGTGGTTCGGATATAGATAATCATCACTGTCAAGGAAGCTGACCCAGGACTGCGTTACCTCATCGAGGGCCCGCTGCCGGGTGACCGCCGCCCCATCGCCGTTGAGGTCGCAGGCGATCGATACCCCACCGAGCGCTTCCACCGTCTGCGCATAGATGCTGGCCACCGCCCGACCGAGCAGCGTGCCTGGGTCGTTGACGTTGCCGCGGGCCGGGTGGGTCGGCACGACGAAGGTCACCGGCACCCCAGTCAGTTCGGTCACAGCCCCATCTCCCCCCGGATCGCCTCGACGGTCAGCCGGAGGCCGTCCGTGAGGGGCGTGGCGGCCAGCGGATGCCGCGGGAACACCATCGAACGGATGTCGGCCGCCCGCGCGGGCATGCGCGCCGCCGGGCGGTGTGTCGGCGTGGGCCGGGCCTGCCGGACAACCTCGGCGGTGACCGCGGTCAGCAGCGCGTCGTCGGTGGTGCCGACGCCGGTGCCGACCAGCATGCGGCCCTCGGAGAGGAGCGGCGGGACAAGGTGCCCGCGAGTGTCCTGCAGCGTGCCGCCCGCGGCCGCGATCGCGGCAGCCGCGTCGGTGACGTAGACGTAGTCCCGGACGTTCTGCCCGTCGCCGTACAAGGTGACCGGCTCGCCTGTCAGCAGCTTGCGCGTGAAGAGGTTCACCGCGCCGAAGCTGGGCCGCTGGCGGGGCCCGTAGACGTTGCTGAGGACAACCGTGGACGCGGTCATGCTGTGGTGGCCGATGGCACCCATGCGGTCGTACAGGTCGACGTAGAGGGCGGCGGCGGCTTTGCTGGCCCCGTACGGGCTGATCGGGACGGCCCGGAAGCCATCAGCGCCCGCCCGCAGCGACCGCGGGGCGCCCCGGTCGCCGAACATGGCGGCGGAGGAGACGAACACGAACCGGCGCACCTCGGCCGAGACGGCCGCCTGCAGCATGCGCAGCGTGCCCATGACGTTGACGTCGGCGTCGACCTCCGGGTTGGTCACCGAGGTTTGCACGTCGATCTGGGCGGCCAGGTGGAACACCACCTCCGGCCGGGCCAGGGCCATAATGTCGGTGACGTTGGCACTCCAGGTGACCGTGCCGGGCTGAACGGTCAGTGGCCGGTTCGGGGAACGCACCCAGAATTTGCTCATGGAGACACCTGAGGGTGGCGGGGTTGGTTGCCCGCCCCACGCGGTGGTGAGGTTCTCCCAGCGGCCGGTCGCGAAGCTGTCGAAGACGGTCACCTCGTGGCCATTGGCCAGCAGGAGATCGACGAGGTGGGAGCCGATCATGCCCGCCCCACCGGTAACCAAGATACGCATCAATGTCTCCCGCTCCCTTCGTAGGCCAGCCACTCGTTGCCCAGGTGGGTGCCAGGCAGGTCGGCCGGGCGGATGCCGTGCCGCCAGCACGCGAACGGGTGACTCACCTGGTCCTGGTAGGAGTGCTGGACGATCTCCCGGCCCCAGAACGCACCCCAGGCCAGCACCTCGTCGGTGTGGTGGCGGGCAATCACGCCGGTGGCCCACAGGCCCCAGGCCGACGGCATGCCCGCTTCGCGGTAGGCCCGCCACTGCCGGTCGATCCGGTCGGCCTCCCCCGCGTATTTCGGCAGGCCGATGGAGAACATGGCCTCCTCCATGCAGTCATCCCGCCACGGGTGCCGGAACTGGGCCACGCCGTCGCGGGAGCCGTCGGCGGCGGCCACCATGTCGGCGGCGAACCGCGGGCTGACGACCCGGAAGGATGCGTCGAGCCACACCGAGTGCAGCCGGTCAGTGAACATGCCGGGGTTGACCTTCGGCGCCTTCGCCGCCCGGTTCGGATGTTCGCCCGGCGGCCGGTGGTAGGGCATGAGTTCCCAGCCGGTGGGGTGGACCAGCGCGAGGTATTCGCCGCGGTGGCCGTCCGGCACCAGCCGCTCCTCAGCCTCGGCCAGCAGTGCGGCAGAGTCCGTGAGGCACACCCACCGCACGTCGGCGTCATCCTGCGGCAGGGTCGGCTTCAGCGTGTCGTAGTCGTCCATGAGCGCCGACAGGATCGCAACCCGGGTCATGCGGCGGGCCGGTAGGCGAGGATCGCCTGGTCGAGGTCGCTCCAGTCGAGGAGCGGCTGCCAGCCGAGCAGGTTCCACCCGCGGCCTTCGGCGACGATGTGCGTCGGCGTCTCGCCCTTGCGCATCGGCAGGTACTCGATGCCCGCCGTCGAGCCGGTGACCTCGTTGACGTAGTCGGCCACCTGGTTGACGGTCAGGGCGTAGCCGGTCCCGGCGTCGAACACCTGGTCGTCGCCGAAGCGGGTCGCCTCGATGAGCATCCGGCCGATGTCGCGGGCGTCGATCAGGTCGACGGTCTGCTCACCGTCGCCCCACACGGGGATCGGCCGCCCGGCCCAGGCTTCCGTCGCGAACGTGGGGATGATCTTCTGCGGGTGGCCGGGGCCGTGTTTCTGTCCGGCGCCGAACGCGTTGTAGGCGATGACGTGCGACGTGCGCACGCCCATGGACTTGTGCCAGGCGGTGGCCAGCCGATCGGCGCACACCTTGGTCGCCGTATAGACGGAGTCAAATACGGGCGGCATTGAAATCCCTGTATATCCCGCACCGAGCAGGTGGCAGGCCTCCAGCACGTTGAGGGTGCCGTGGACGTTGACGTCGACCGCGGTGTGCGGGTCGTCGAACAGTTCAGCGGTACCGAGCATGCCCGCCAAGTGGATGACGTGCTCAACGCCGTGCTCGGCGAGCGCGCGGGCCAGCCCGTCGCTGTCGGTGACGTCGGCGACGATCACGCCCGGGTGCAGTTCGTTGGTGCGGTCGACCACCAGCATGTCGTGCCCGGCGTTACGCCCAGCCGTGATGGTGGCCTGGCCAAGGAACCCGGCCCCGCCGGTGACTGCGATGCGCATCTATGCCTCCGTGATGTTCAGGATGGAGCGGATCTCGTGCAGCGCGTCGGCCGGGCCGATGGCCCAGCGGCTCTCGGCGGCAATTCCGGCAGCGGTTTCCGCGCTGGAGAACTCACGGGCATTGCGGGCCATGAGCTGCTCGAACGCCTCCGGCAGCACGGTGCTGGCCGGGTCGAGTCCGAGCACGACGAGGGCGCCGGTCGGCTCGACGTGCACCGGAATGGTGGTCAGGTCCGGCCGCACCGTTTCCAGAATATTGGTGATCTTCCAGACGTCGCCCGCCCAGTCCCCGGGCAGCGGGGTGCGTTCGGCGATGTCGGCGGAGTAGGGCAGCACGTCGTCGAAGACGGCGACGGTGCGCCCATCCGGCCGGGCCAGCCGCTCGACGCCGATGAAGTCGCGCAGGGCGTCCTCGGCCAGGTGTGATCCGTCGATGAACGCCAGATCAAACGGGGCCCGGCACGGTGACGGCAACTGGGCGAAGAACTCGTCCGACGTGGCCGTGTAGACCATGCCGTTCGGTGGCACCGGTCCCAGCGGCTGCGGATCGACGCCGTACGCCGACGTGTCCTCGCGGGTAACCCACATGCTGTTGCCGAACTGGAAGCCGATCTCCAGATACCGCTCAGGACGCAGCAGGTCGTGCAGATCCTGCAGGAACTGGTGCTTGCCGGTGTGCGGGATCGGGCTACCCGGGGCGCGGCGGGACCTCATGGCGTCACCTCCGGCGCGGGCCCCGAGTAGCACAGGCCATAGTTCTGGCCGCGCTTGCGTACCCGGAACATGGCGTGGATCGTGCCGTGGTCGACGACCACCTCGCGCAACATCTCGATGAGGTCCGACACGAACATCGGGTAGGAGTGGCCGTCGGTGTCGACCCACATCAGGTACTTCGCCGACCGGCCGGACCGCACCGAGTCGATGGCGAGCTGCAGCTCCATCGGATCGTTGGGCCGCCACTCATCGGCGCTGTACTCAGCCCAGTGCTCCAGGTCGCCCCGGCTGGTGAACGGGGCCAGTTTCAGGCCGTTCTTGAGCATCACCATGGACGCCGTCCCCACTTCTCCTCGAAGCGGGCCATGTCCCGGCCCGCCTGCTCGGCCAGCACGCCGACCGTGCTGGTGTCGGCACCGGTGTTCGGCACCTCGAACCCGCCGATCTGAACCAGGCCGCCAGCGAGCCGGGCGCGGTGCGACATGTCGTCGTCGGAGGCCCACCAGCGCATCGTCTCGTCGAACCGGGCACCGTCCCATTCGCCGCGGAGCAGCATCGCCCAGCCGGTGAGCCGGTTCGATACCCCCATCGGCGTGTCGGCGCCGAGCACCCGCACCTCACCGGGGCCGAGGAAGCCGAACGGGTGCCCGGAGGCCGCGTCGGCGCCGGTGCTGCGCATCGCCGCGGACATCGCATCCCACCAGCGGGGCGGCGGCACGGCGTCGTCGTTGAGGACGGCCACGTCGTAGCGTTCGCCGCCGGAGAACAGGTCGGCACCCACCTGCAGGCCCCGGTTCCACAGGCGGGACAGGTTCGGCGGCTGCTCCGGATCATGAATGACCTTGACCCAGCAGCTGTGCTCCGTACCGGCCCGGCCCGTCGGCCACCGCTCAACCTCCCAGTGCGGCACCGGCGGGTCGCTGGCGTTGTCGATGATCACGATGAAGTCGCACTGCGGCGCGATGGCGTCGATGAGCCGCTGCAGCTCGGCCGGGCGGTTGTGCGTCGCGACCACCGCGAGGCGGTGGATGTGGTCCGGGGGGTTCACGTGGCCTTCTCTCCGGCGGCGGCAGCGCGGTACGCCGACACCCATCGATGGATGTTTTCCTCGATCGTCCAGCCGCGGGCCCGCTCCCGGGCGGCCGCGCCCATCGTTACCCGCAGCTCGGCATCCATCAGCGCCTCCATGGCGGTGCGCCACTCAGCCCGGCTGCCGACAAGGAAGCCGTCGGCACCGTGCTGGACCAGGCCCCGGTACGCCTCGACCCGGCTGGCGACGACCGGCACCCCCAGGGCGTAGCTCTCCAGCACGCGCAGGCCGCTCTTGCTGGCGTTGAACCGGGTTGGTGCCAGCGGCGCCAAGGTCACGTCAAAGCGGGACACCCGCTTGTGGTGGGTGTCGAGGTCGGCGGTCCACGGCATGAACGTCAGCCGGGTGGTGCGGCCGCCGTCGAGGATCGGCAGGCCCTCGAAATACTGGGTGCCGAGCATTTTCAGCTGGGCCCGCTCGTCGGCGGCGAGCACGTCACCGACGGCGGCGCGGGCGAACTCCCAGTCCTCGCGGTGCGTCTGCGAGCCCTGCCAGCCGAAGATGACCCGGCCGTCGTCCTTGCCGCGCCGCAGCGGCGGCTCAATGTCGAAGATTTTCGCCTCGATGCAGTTGGGCAGCACGACGACGTTCTTGTTCCACCGGCTGACGACCTTGGCCAAGGGTTCAGTGGAGACGGTGACCATGTCGGCCAGCGTGATGTTGTCGATCATGTTCTGCCGGACCTCGGGGTGCCGGAAGATCTTCCCGGCCGGGTTGGTCACCGGGTCGATCGAGAAGAGGTCGTCGTCGGTCTCGTACACCAGGGCATACGACCGGTCCGGTTTTGCGGCCAGCATTTGCCACATCGCCGACGGCGGACCGGTGCACACCCGCTGGCCGACGATGACGTCGGCGTGGTCGCGGGCCCATTCGCCCATGTGCTGCGACGTCTGCACCTCGTGCCCGCGGCGGAGGAGTTCGTCACGCTGCATGCGGACCCGGTATTCGAAGACGCCGGAGGTGACGTCAGCAGGCCAGAAGAACACCCGGAGGGGCCGCTCCGGCGGCGCGGCCGGGCGGAGGCGGGCGGCAAGCCGTTCGACGTCGGGGCTGACCGTCATGTGTCCTCCAAGGTGGGGGTGGCCCCGGGCGTTGCCGCGCCCGGGGCCGGTGGTGCCATCCTTCCGCCGTGCCCGGGTTCCGGGTCACAGGTCGTGCGCGCAGCACGGGCAAACGTAGATCTTGCTCGGACGCCGGAGCCGCACATACCGCATGCATTTCCAGTCAGCCCGTGCGCTGTGCAGGCTGAGCAGCCAGGACCAGCGCCACGCGTGGCCGCATTCGCCGCACTGGACGGCCGCCCGGCCGGGGAGCGGGTGGCCGCACGCAAAGCAGTGCAGTTCATCCGGGTGATCCCCCATGTCCGGCGGCTGCCCCCACGTGACGGCGAAACGCCGCGAGTTCACCAGGGCGGCGTCTGCTCGGGCTGCGTGCTGCGCTGCGTGTCCGCGGACGGCTGCGCCGGGGCCGACTCCTGCCGGGCCGGGCGGGAACCGCCGTCGGACCGGGCCGCCTTCGTCACCTGCGCCGATGCCCAGAGCAGGTCCGGGCCAACCGCATCCGCCTCCAGCTCCGTGACGGTGCGCTTCTCACCTTCGCGCGTCTCGTACGTCCGGGACTTCAGGCGGCCGGTAACGATGACCCGCGTGCCGCGCTTGAGCGACTCGGCGACGTTCTCCGCCAAGGTCCTCCAGCACGTGACGGACATCCACAGCGGCTCGCCGTCCTTCCACTCGGTACCGCCCGCGGCCTTCTCCCGCGGGGTCTGCGCCATCCGGAACTTCGCCACGGCCGCCCCCGACGGGGTGAACCGCAACTCCGGGTCGTCGGCGAGGTTGCCAACCATGGTGATGAGGGGTTCATTCATTGCTCTTCTTCACTCTCTCTAGGGTCCGTGCTGTGCGTTGTGGCTGGTGGTGGCACGTCGTGACGGTCGGATGATGTCAGGGGAACGGCCAGATGGGTTTCAGGGGTTGCACGGTCGGATTGTTCCCGGGCTGACGGGTCGCGTGGTCGGACAGGCGCGTCCGGCCCCCATCCCATCACCCCGTCACGGCACGTGTCAATCGGCCTGATCATCGGTGTCGAACATGCCCGGGATGGGCTCCATGTCGCCGGGCTCATCCTCGCCGGTGCGCCGGGCTCGGGCCGCGGTCAGCAGCCGTTCGCCCTGCTTCGCCAGCGAGAAGTCGTAGCGCGGGTTGTCGCCCTCGGCGAGCCTCGGCAGGCCCTCGATGTGGGCGATGGTCAGCTTCGGCTCCCGGGTACCACCGGGGCGCAGCACCACCTCGTTGGCAACAAGCCGGACGACCGCGTACGCGGCGCCGTGGTTCCTCACCTCGTCGTAGATGGTGTCGAGGCCGTTGGCGTTGCCTTTCGGCAGCTTGGCCAAGATCTTGATCGGCCGTTCCGTCGTCATGCGCGCGCTCCTTGAGTACGGCTGGGACAGGAGAGAATAGGGTTGTCGCGGAGATGAGGTGTGGGTCGTCGCTCGGCAGGGTGTGGATCGTCGCGCAGGGCAGGAATGATCGGCTGGCGGATAGGCCCGTCGAGGGGGCGTGGGCAGGGATGGGGACTGGGCGGATAGGTTCGTCAGTTCGGGTGGTCGGGGTTGGTGCAGAGTGGCCAGCAAGTATCCACCCTGACCTCCGGGTTGCGCTTCCGCAGGTGCCGTTCAAGGCCTGACTGCTGGTCGAAGCGCCACAGCTTCTGCACCTGGTGCAGGGCCACCGGGTCGGTGGGAATGTCCGGATGCCGGTCGGCGATGATGACGGCGATCTGCGCGGCGGCCATCGCATCAGCGTCGGCGGCGTGCGCCCGGGTCAGCTTCACCCCGTAGTGCGAGGCAACGCCGGGGCCTTTCTCGGGGTCGTCGTCGAGCTTCCGGGAGCCGCGCCGGAACTGGTCGACGTGCTTGTCGAGCACGTAGGCGTCGATGATCGGCCCGACCGGCGCCGCGGGCGGGTAGCCGAGCTGCTCGGCGACGGTCGGCACGCCGTGGCGCAGGCACTCCCAGTACAGCAGGCTGAAGTCGTAGGCGAGGTTGAAGCCGACGACCGGGATGCGGGCCTTCAGCGCGTCGGCGAGCGCCTTCGCGATCGAGTAGACGCCGACCTCGGGGACAGACCCCTTCGCTTTTACGAAGTCATCTGTCAACCCGTGGACCCGGCTGGCCTCCGCCGGGATCGGCACGCCCGGGTCGATGATGACCTGCGCGCCGGGCCGGACCTGTCGGCCTTCGGCGCGGCTCGTCACCGTGGCGACGTAGCCGGTCAGGATCCGGTCCGACCGGGTGTTGATGCCGGTCGATTCAATGTCGAACGGAGCCAATGGCCCGAGGTGCCATGGGGTCATGCGTGACCTGCGCCTTTCTTCGCCTTCGTCTTGCGCTGCTCGGCCTGGCACATCTCGCGGTGCTCGACGTAGAGCACCACATCCCGGCCGAAGGCCTTGTACGCCATGGTCGCGGTCAGCTTCGTCACGGTGATCTTGACGCCACCGGCCGGGATGATCTTGAGCCGGGCGCCTTGCTCCCACGTCTGCGGCACCGCGTCGAGCACCAGCTCGACGGGGGCGCCGCGGAGTTTGATGATCTGCGCGTCAAAGACCCGGCGCTTGCACCGGGCGTGCTCGCAGGGCCGCAGGGGCAGGGCGTCCGGCACGGCTCAGCCCGCCAGGGACAGGCGCAGCCGGGCGAACTTCTCCCCGGTGACCTGCTCCACGCTGGTGACGCCGTAGGTGGCTTTGGCCCAGGCCTTGACCTGTTCGGTGGTCATGGGCGGGCTGAGCTTCCCGGCGGCCATGAGGAGGTTCGACCATTCGGTGAGCCGGTCGTAGCTGCCCGCGGGCACCATGGGCAGGCCGGTGCCCTCGACGGCGCCCTCGACCGGCGGGTTCGCATCCCAGTGGGCTGCCTCCGTCTCGGCCGCCTCGGTCATGTCGAACAACTGGGCGGCGGGCGAGCCAGGCGGGAACGGGTTGTCGGAGATCTTGGTGAACTCGATGCCGCCGACGGTGAGCACCGTGCCGACCGGGTAGTCCGGCTCACCGCGGTCGAGACCCTCGATGTACGGCTCCGTGTCGTCGTACGGCTCCCGGTTGGCGTACTCGTCCTGCAGGGCCTCCGCCGCGATCTCGGCCGCCTCCTGGGCCAGCTGGTCGGCGTCACGGGCCTCGATCCCGGCACGCTTCGACAGCCACGCGTCAAAAACCCGCCGATGTCTCACGTTCTGGCTGGCGAACGCGTCCTTCAGCACGTCGAGCGCGGCCAGGGTGGAAGCGTTCTCGATGGCGGTCAGGATGCGTGGCAGCTCCCCTTCCTCCAGTGGGCGGCCCTCGTTGAGCGGGTCCGCAGGCTGGGGCGGGACTTCTTCGGGGTTCGTTTTGTCTCGGGCCCCAGCCTGCGGCGTCTGTGCGGGTGCGGCCGCCTCCAGCTCCCGGCGGACCTCCGCCGGGGCCAGGGCCGCGGGCGCACCGTTGGCCACGAGGGCAGCCGTGATCGCCTCCGGCCCGGCCGCCAGCTCCAGCGCGCTCAGCCGGATGTGAAACGTCGGCACAAAGAAGTCGCGGGTCTCGAACTCCCCCCTGGCATGGTTGCGCTCCCGGCGCTGCTCCTTGCGCAGGTACAGCGTCGCGGGCACCGGCACCTGCGCGATCCGGACGAGACCGCCGACGGTCGGCGCCGACCACTCGACGGCGGCGTTCTCGGAGTGGGTCTCCAGCCGCCACGCGTGCAGTCCGGCCACGCTGGGCAGCATCACCTGGGCCCGGGTCGTAATCTTGCACAGCTGCCGCGGATCGCTTGGCCGGTTCGGGCCGTTGCACAGGCAGTCCTCGCGGGTCTGCGCGTTCCACACGCCGTCGCACCGGCGGATGCACGTGCGGCCCTTGCCCCACTGCTCGTAGACGGGGTCGATGTGCTGGCCGTTGATCAGCAGCACTTCCAGGGAGCCCAGCTCGGTGACGACCTCCCACTGCTGGGCGCCACCACCCTGCGGCTGATACGGCCGGGCCTCGCCGCCGTACTGCTCGGCGGCGGCCCGGATGTGCTCCTCCTTCTCGGAGGTCAGCCGGAACTTGTCCAGCTTCACCGGGCGGCCGCTCTTCCCCTCGGGAATGACGTACTGACCGGTGCGGATGCGGCCGACCTCGACGGTGCGGGTCTGGAAGTCGCGGAATTCGCCGAGGTCACGGGAGATCATGCGTCGGATCACGGGTAGTCGTCCTCCGGAATGGGTGTGGTGGGAGGCAGGCAAGTCGGTGGGGTCTTGGGCGGCGGGAGCGTGATATGGGCAGTCGGTTCGTCTAGCGGTGGGACGGGCTGCAAAGTCGGGGTCGAAATGGACTGGGTAGTCGATGCGGGGGGATGGGGTTGGTGGTGGCTGGTCGGCACGGTGTGAGGGTCGAGCGGGTTTGTCGAACAGACGTTCTAAAACGGGATGTCGTCGTCGGGGGTCTCGGGCCAGACCCCCATGCCCATGGACTTCGACAGGTCGGCCAGCGGTGACGGCTTCCGGGCGGCCGGTGCGGCAGCCTTCGCCGGGGTGGCCTTCTTGGCGGCCCGCTTCGCCGGGGCCCGCTTCTTCGGCGGCGCGGGGTCACCGTCGGCGGTCACCTCGCGCACGTGCAGCCCCGGCGGACGTGACGCCCGGCCCGCGAACAGGCAGTCGGGGTCGTTCGGGTTGTCACAGGCCGCGCAGCCGCACAGCTTACCGTCCGGCGTCGTGGCCCGCTCGAACGTCGGCGGCTGCCACGTCCAGCCCCCGGGGAGAGGGAAGCTGCCGACCTGGTTCGACTTGTCGCCGAACTCGGCCTCCCACCGGGCGTCGACGATGACCGCCTCGAAAGCGCGCATCGCGTGGCCGTCGGTGACCACCGGCCGGAACGTGTACGCGGGCTTGCCGGTCTCCGGGTCGTAGCGCAGCTGCAGGATCGCGGCACCGTCGGTCTCCGCCATCGGCCGTTCCATCTCCGGCGCGGCATGCTTCGGCGTCATCGTCTCCGCGTTGCGGTAGCCGGTCAACTGCAGCGTGTATTCGCTGTAGAGCTTCGGTGCGGCGCCCTCGGTGGTCTTCGCGTCGCCGAGGATACGCACCGGCCGGGCCAAGTCGGCCGCGGTGATGCCCGCGGCCAGCTCTTCCGGCACCGCCTCCGCGCCCAGGGCGTTGATCCGGACGTTGGCCTGCAGGTGTGCTGCGTAGTTGATCCGGACGCAGAACTCCGCCGCCTTCTTCGTCCGCGGCTCGACATTAACGATGAAATCGAGGGTCCCGGCGTACCGCAGCCGATGATTCCACACCGTGCACTCGGCGACGAGGAAGTCCTCCGGCGTCAGCCCGTAGTCGGCGACGAACGTCTGCAGGGCCGTGATGTACGGCGCCATCGCCTCCGGCGTCGGCACGTACTGGTCGACGGCCGGATCGCCGGTCGTGACCGGGGTGTACGACCACTCACCGGTGAGAATCCACCGCTCCAGCACGTCGTGCGCGCAGGTGCCCTCCCGGGCCCGGCGCTCTTTCTCCCCGACGTGGAACAGGGACACCCACCGCTCGATGCAGGCCTCACACTCCTTGCACCCGTACGGTTCGGTGCGGGCGGCGGCCCGGCCGCAGTCGTCGACGAGCGCGGCCGCCAGCAGCTTCGGCAGGTTGTCCATGGCCCGGCGGGCGGCGAGGTTTGCCGCCCAGAACACCAGCGCGGGTTTGTTGCGTTGCTGCAGCACCTGCGTCACGGAGATGTAGGTGGCGGGGCGCACGATCGTGCTCCCGGCCGGGCCGGGGATCTCCTCGGTGCGGCTCGGGTGCTCGTAGAACTTCCCGCCGTCGGCGTTG